ATATACGATTACTGGTGTATCTACATCTGATATTGGTGGTACATCATTAACTGGTAATTTTGTTGTCAACAACAATACAGCATCTCTTACATTAAATATTACTGCTGATACTCTTACAGAAGGTACTGAAACCTTGAATATAACATCTGGTGGACAAACAAGATCAGTTACTATTAATGATACCTCATTGACACCTTCGACATATTCCATTACACCAAATATACAAACAGTAAATGAGAATGGGGAGGTAGTTTTTAGTGTCACTACCACAAATGTAGCAAATAACACTACCCTTTATTGGACAACAAAACAAATATCCGGTACAATAAATGGATCTGATTTTAGTGATAATGTTTTAATTGGTACTGTAATCATAAACAATAATACTGGTTCAATTTCAAGAACAGTTTCTGATGACTTTACAACAGAAGGACAAGAACAATTTGCTATAGATCTTAGAACAGGTTCTTCGACAGGAACAATAGTTGCTACAAGCTCAACCGTTACTATTAATGATACATCATTAACTCCACCACCTCCCTATCCGGGTCCTTATTCATTGTTCTTGAATATTGATACAAACTTAACATAATTATTAACAATGGCTACACCAAACAATCAGTTTAGATTAAGACTTTATCCTAACACATATTATAATTTTATTGTTAATTGGGGAGATGGTACTAGTGATGTTTTTAATGAAACTACACCAACATATCAAGGAGCAACTGGGAATTCTTCTACATGGTCTACTCAAGTACCCAATATTTCTTCTTCTTGGCCCGGTATTACTCACACATATTCAACTACTGGAAAATACACTATAAAAATTTCTGAAATTACTTCAGGTGGTTTTGCAGGTTTACAATATGCTAACGTTGTAGATGGAAATATTTGGGATCCTACTGATGAATATAATAATGATGCAAAGAAAATAATAGCAGTTTCTCAATGGGGTTCAATTAAATGGAATCCAACTAAAGCAATGACAAATTCTTTTGAAGGATGTATAAATTTAAAGAATGTTGTTACAGATGGAGGAACTAGTACTTTAAGTGCTTTGACTAGTCTCGATCAAGCATGGAATGGTTGCACAAGTTTATCATCTTTTGGTCTTATTGATACATTAAATGTAACGAACTTTGATAATACATGGAACAATTGTTCAAATTTAAAAACATTTCCATTAATTAATACTTCAAAAGGAACTAGTTTTAATAGTACATGGATATATTGTAGGGTTTTAACATCTTTTCCTAAGTTGGATATGATAAAAGCTAATGATTTAAGATACGCATGGAGAGAATGTTCATCCCTTACATCATTTCCTGATATAGAATTTTCCGGAGGTCCATATATAGGAACTTATAATGCAGGAGCAGATGGAGAAGAAATTTGGAGAGATTGTGTAAATTTAAAATCATTTCCTAATATAAAAAGTTTAAGTGGAATTAAAAATTTAGTTAGAACTTGGTATAATTGCTATAATTTATTAGAATTTCCATTACTTGATACATCTAAAACGACTATATTTGAAAACACTTGGTATAATTGTACAAGTTTAAAATCTTTTCCTTTAATTGATACTTTAAGTGCTCAAAGTTTAGCAGGAGCATGGAATTCTTGTGTATCATTAACTTCATTTCCTTTAATTAGCACATCAAATGTAACCAATTTTCAAAATACTTGGTATTATTGTTTGTCATTATCATCCTTTCCATCAATCAATACATCAAAAGGAATAAATTTTTCGAATACTTGGGGTTTCAATTCGCAAATAGATTATAACACAGAAAAACCTAAAATGAAATCGTTTCCAGTATTGGATATGTCCAATGGTGAAAATTTTACAAATACATGGGCATATAATATAACATTGACTTCTTTTCCTGTAATTCATATGCCAAAAGGAAATAATTTTAGTTATACGTGGTCTGCTTGTAGAAGTTTGGAAGATTTTCCAATAATTGATGTTAGTAGTGGAATTAATTTCTCCGGCACTTGGGAAAATTGTATTTCTTTAAAATCATTTCCATTGTTAAATTTTTCTAATGGTAATACTTTTTTTTCTACATGGAGTAATTGTCCTTTGCTTTCGACATCATCATTTAAAAATTTTAATACCAGTAAAGCTCAAACATTTGAAAGGGCATTTTATATCACTCATCAGTACGGTAGAGATTCCAATTCTTATTCTTCTTGGATTACTTCTCTTACTAGTAACCCTAACTTTTTAAGAGATCCTAATAATGTAAAAAATGTAACAAGTTTTAAAAATACTTGGAGAGGATGTAGAAATATATCTGATTCTAATTCATTTGTTGATACTATTAATAATTCCAAAGCAACAAATATTGCAGGAGCTTGGCACGCTTGCGAAGGATTAACAAATTTTCCATCTAATATGATGCTTAGTGGTATTCGGTATTTCGGTCAATCATCACAATCAGAAGATATGGCTTATGTTGGTAGAAATAACAGTTCAGATGATTGGCCAATAAGAGGAGCAGGAGCTTGGGCTGATACGTCAATAACAAATTTCCCTTTACTTTGTACTCAAAATGGAATAGACTTTAGTTGCACATGGTATAATTGCATGTATTTGTCTGCATTTCCTACCATAAACATAGGAAAAGGAACGAAATTTGTCAGGACATGGTCTAGATGTATTTCTTTATCATCTTTTCCTGCACTCGATTTTAGATCTGCATATCAAATAAATGGAGCATGGGCATTATGTAGCAGTCTGACTTCTGTTGAGTATATAGAACTATCCGGTTGTAGATATTTTGGAGGAGCATGGAGCGGTCTTAATAAAATAAAAAACTTCCCACAAATAAATACACTTTCTGCCACTTCGTTTTATGATGTTTGGAGAGGTGAAGGAGCATGGCAAAATTGTATTAGTCTCACTGCTTTTCCTATGATTAATACGTCAAATTGTACTAATTTTAAAAGTGCATGGGAAAATTGTTATAGTCTTTCAGCATCTCCTTTCCCACAACTTGATATGAGTAAAATGAAAGCAGATGATGCAGATGACGGTTTTAATAGATTATATGAAGCAGATGATGGTGGTCAATGCGGACACGGTGGAAGAAATTGCTTTAAAGGAGTTAAATTACAAACACAATCATACAGTGCATTATTAACTTCTCTATGTGCTACTAACTTCAATTTTAACGTACAATTCCATGGTGGACTATCCAATTTTAATCAAGCAGGAAAAGATGCAAGAGATTATTTGGTAACTACAAAAGGTTGGACTATTGGAGGATCAGGAAGTTTAGAACTATAATTTATGAAAGAATACAAAAATACAGAAATTACAGCAAAATATGTTATTTGTCATAACAACTTAGACGTGTTTCATTATTCTGTAGTTGAACCAAATGACGGACTCGTAACAGGTCAACCATTTATAGAAATATTCGATTCTATGGAAGAAGCAAAAGAAGCTTTTCCGCAGATTTTTCCTAAAACAGAAAATAACTTAGATGATAATTTATTAAATTTTAATCAAAGATAATAAATAATTTGCTTTATTTAATGCAGATAAAATTTCTTCTTTGGTATTATTTAATCCAGATATAACCGAACTTATATAAGAATCAAATTCCGGTGAGTTTAATGATGAACAAATTGATCCACATACATCATAATATGTTTTTAGTATTGAACCATCACAATCCACATACAATTGTATATCGTCAAAATTGATATCATTTGATATATGAGGAAATTGTTTTGATTGTTGTTTACATGTGCCAATTATTTCTTCTTGTAGATCATCAAAAGAATCGCTTAATGAACCATACAAGTTTCCTAGAATGTTATGAGCATCGTAATTTTCCGTATACCAATGACACATTTTAATAATAGATAAAGATTTATTTAAAAATAAACCAAAGGTTCTTGTTGAATCCAAAGAATTTTCTATTCCGTCTTGAGATGAAATTATAGTTATGTTTACATTATTCATTTAAACTAATTATAAAAATTTAAAAATTTTCAATATAATATTTGACATTTATATTTGTATATATAAAATATAATATTATGAACATCGACAAAAATTATCAACATCTATCTAAAATATTTTTAGAACTTTTAACCTTAAATAATGATTTTAAAACATCATTTCAAACACTTGCTCCAGAAATTTATGCAGATATCGAATCTGCTTCCACCAATCCAAATTGTTCTTGTAGAGGTAAAGTTGAAAATTATGTAAACTCTAATAGAGAAAAATGTGCAAAATTTTTAAATGAATCTTCTACGGAAATTAAATCTTTTATTAATTTGCATGATATTGAAAACAAATATGGATTCGTAATTTATGGTGGAAAAGTAGAAAGAGTGAAAGTTACTGAATGGAGTAATTTTTCACAAAAACTAAATAATGATAGAGCAGCATATAGACAATTTTCTCTTTTAAAAGTAGATGACGAATATGTTGATGTTTTTTTTATATGATATTTTTTGAGTTTTTAACTTACATAATACTAAGTTTGAGTGTTAGTTTTATGTGGAGTTTTTCGGAAATATTTTCTCCGGTTAGAAATTTGGTTGCAAGAATTCCATACATAAGAAAGCCTTTGATATGTCCGGAATGTAGTAGTTTTTGGATGGGTGTATTAACCAGTTTATTTTATAATCCACTTTTTAATTCATTAGGATATTATTCATATCCTTTTTGTGGATTGTCGGTTCATTTGTTTGCTTGTTTCTTATACAAGATTTATTTTAAATTAAACAGTTAAAATTAAATATATTTTAAATAATTTTTAATATCTATTGTATAGTTTATAGATGGTAATGTGGGCTTACTGTTTGAATCCGAGCAGTAAATTTTTATTACCCCATTTATATAATCTACCCAGTTATAAATGTATTTATTCGTTCCTGTTGTACCACACATGTCAAAGGAAGGTTCATATACTATTAATGAATTTGAAACATTTCCATTTACATTTAATTCGATGTGGTTATTTGTAAGGTCATATTGATAGTTATAATAACTATCGTATCCGATTGCTATACTATTTTGTATTCCATCATATGCTAGTCCTCCACCATATCCACCAGCTGTATTTGATGTACTTTGTAATATAAAAGATATGCCATCCGCTCTACTACCACCACCCATAGAAAATACATAATAACAAGACCAATTTATATTGTTTTCATTATAATCTAAAAAGCTAATTAAATCTTTATAAAAAACATTTCCAGTTTGATTATTGGAAGCTGTTGTAAATCTTATAGAGTTACCCACAATAGTTGCATTATTAAGTAAATTGCAATTATTTTTTAAATTATTGAAATTTAAAGTTTGATATTTTGATGTCCAATTAAAATCATGTAACCAATGTTCGTTTGTTAATGCTCCGGTTGACCCTCCAAAACCAATATATGCTGAATTTTTACCCAACACAGGAGTCGGAGGAAAATTAATTGGTTTAAATATACCATATTCATTTCCAAATATATCGGTTCTCCAGTTGGTCATAATACCTCTATTGACTAACAATCCGGTTTTTCTTAATTCATAGGTTTGTGCCATCAATTCTTTTCGGAATGTTAAAGGATAATTCTTTTCATCGTTCCATATGGCAGGTAAAGTGTTATTCCAAAATTCTATAGGATCATCTTGTCTTGTTACACCATGACTATTTTTTCCTATTATCTCATAAGAAGATTGATATGGTGTAAATTTTTGATTTTCTGGAACATTTATATGCATTCCCATTCTGCTACCAGAATTAAAGGAATCCACCATCCATCTATTATCTACATCTTTAACAACTGCGGGGGATACTTGATCATTTTTTGTAAGTCCTCTGTTTCTATTTGCATATTTGTTTGGATCAAAAAATGTTCTTTCGGCACTTGTAGCATCATACACGGTTATTTGTTCTCTATCTATTTCTATCGAATAACCTTTACCCCTATAAAAAGGTACACCCAAATTCAATGGAGTTAAGTATCCTCCAAAATATTTTTCGGATACCATATTCTTTGGACTTGCTATTGTTGCAACTGTTGGATAGTGTAAATTTAACAAGTTTGCATATGGTTCTGATGGAGTTAAAACAGATCCTGTATTAAATACTACGAAAGTATTTTCACATCTATCTTTGTTGTATAATTCTTGTGTATAATTAAATGCATTCCTTGCAAAATAGTTATATCGGGATATTCTAAAATCAGAATAACTTTCTAATAACATATCACTCTTTTCATCACTGCTTTCACCATAGAAATCGAAGTCTCCATTTTTTAAAATTTCACTAAGATTTGATGTGTCTCTTGTAAAGTTAATTTTATTCCATTGATAATCGGATAATGTATGAGTTAATGTAATCGGTTGTATCCAATCAAATGATGTATTTTTTCTTCTAAAATACTGAATAAAACTACCATCTTGAATTATCATGTTTGATATTTCTGGTTGTCTTACTGGAACATAATCATTAAAAAATCTTAATTGTCCAGAAAAATGATTGGATTCTTTTTGGAAATTTTTATCAGTTGTTGGTATAGTATCGGAAACCCCCCAAAATGGTTTTCCTCCATATATTTCACCAATAAAAGTTGGATCAAATTTCTTTAAATCATAATCCCAACCATTTAATTTTGAATTAAATGTAAATGAAATAGATGGTTGAGAGAAACTGGAATTACTATCTTCACTTGTATAATTTATTTCACCAGCATGAACATAAACCAAAAAGTCACCCGCTCTTAAAACCATATCGGATTTTTCGTTTGTTTTTATAACGTTTCCATTTGAATCTGTAATTGTTGTTTCTCTCCAAATTCCCGATGAATCTTTAACTGCTTTCCTCCAGCTAGGAACAACCGATTGACAACCTTTTATATTAGAAGCTAATATATTAGCAAAGGTTAAAATATCTCCATTGCCTTCTTTTAAATAACCTTCTAAATTATAGTATTTTGTAGGTTCAGATGCCAATTTTTCCATAAGATCATTTTTATATGATCTTAATCCAATATCGACACTATATATTTCCACCATTTTATTTGTTTTTAAAGTTTCCACATATCCTAATACCTGATTTGTGTTTACGTTTTCTTCCCCATCACTTATTATCAACATCTTTTTTGCACAAGATGCTTGTGGCAAGTTTAAAGTTTTTGATTTTGTGGTATCGTCTATAATTAAATTACTTAATGATGTACACAAATCTTTATAATCAAATTCTGATGATGCATTTTCTGGAAATTCATTAAATAAAAATTTATCCGCTTCTTTAATAGAATTTAATATATTAGTTTTGTGTTTTGGATAATTTTCAGTAAATTCCACATTGCTTACATAAAATTCTATTCCACCAAAAGAATTTGTAAGATATGATACAATATTTGGTTCAGTATTAAAAGCTATTACTCCAATTTGTATGTTGTTTGTGTTATTTTGTAATAAAACTCTAGCAACTTCTTTTACTAGATTTTTTCCATTTTCTAATGATAATTTTTGTGATTTACTAACATCCAGCAATATAAACATATCAAAACATGATTTTATATTAGTTGAATTATTATTACAAACACCTCTTAATTCTTTATAACCATATTTTACTATATAATAAGGAGATGTTACATCTTCTTCGATACTTGATGTGTCATCTTTTCTTAAAGATGTTCTGATGTATGTGTATCTTCTTCCGGTTTTTAGTATAAATTGTTCTTCTTTTCCTCCAACATCCTTTCTTCCTCTTCCGGTTTTCCATTTACCTTTACCCCAACCAATTGGACTATCTTCTTTTCCATCGATTTTAAAATGTGCAAATTGTGGACTGGATTTATAATCATAGTTTCTTGTATCTTTCCATGATTTTAATGTAAAATTATTTTCAAGTCCTTCTGGATCAGCAAAAAGTAAATCACAATTGGAATTATAATCCAAAGGAGAATCTCCAATATGACCAATTGGTGAATAATTTACTGCCTTACAGGAACATTTCTTCCAATGATTTGTTTGATTTAATTGTTCTGGATTTAGATAATCTTGATCGGAATAATAATCGTGTGATTCTTTTCCATATTGACAATTTGGAGCATGTTCAAACTTTTTGAAAACTTCATCTGCTGGTGTATCTATATCACACCATATAAAAGACATTTTTTGCGATGGTCCAATTTTTAAATTTAAAGATGCCTGAGTTGGACCTTCTATATAATTTGAACAAAATTTTGCATCTTCATCGTATATTTTAATAGATTTTATATTGTTTAATTCCAAATTATTAATAGAACCAGATCCAAGCCATGCTGCTTCGACTGGTTCGGAAAATCTATTGTTTAATTTATAAATTACATCTGATGTTTCAAAAGTTAATCCAGCAGTAGCACCAGACATTACTTCAGATATTTTTAAATTGGCTAATGGTACTGGTATGCTATGATCATCCTTTACAGTAATAGTCAAACTGTCAGAAGAATTAAATGTTTGAATTGGCCAATATATATTATTTAAACCTAATGATATTGGAATATCAGTGGTTTGAAATTTATACAAGAAAGCTGCTTCTATTTCATTTGCTGATAAACTTGTTAAAACTTGATCTATAACATTTCTGTGTGTTCTTTTTAATATAGCATCCGAATTAAATGTGTTATCACCCGCTTCTGAACCATTATCAATTAGTGTAGATTGATTTATATAAAATGAATTTGATGTACTTATTGGTAAACTTTTTGTATAATAGTTTTTCATCAAATTTAGTTTTTGTTCATTTGATAACAAATCATAATTTCTATAATCATGATCAACTAAACTATGACCTATCCAGTTTAAACCTTTTGTGGTTAAATTATAACCAACATAAGGATATATGAATTCTCTTACAGCATTCGGTAGTATATTAACACTCGTAGATACTTTTTGTGAAAAAGATCTTGGACCTCTCAACCAAGCACCTTCCACTATACCGTTTTTATCTGTAAAGATTATATCGGAATCTTTATACGAACCTCCTCCGGTTGCACCAGAGTTTACTAAATTTGAATCATTTAAATATATTGGACTGAGATAATTGTCTCCTAATGTATCATCTATAACCTTGCTTCCACTTGGCCATATAAACCAATTGTTTCCTGTTGAAAAAGATGTTTGTAAAACAAAATCTGGTTGATTTAAATCCTTTAATCTTATTGCAGTTAAACCGTATAGAGTTTCCCCCATGTATTTCTCTGATGCATTTATCTGATAATTTAAAAGTTTTGTTTTTTCTGTATCGATTGTTGTGTCACCAGTCAAAGATGTAAGATATGCTTGATATATTTTGCTTAATGGATTGTCGGTAACTCTAGGCATATATCTAGAGTTTAAAATTCCAACTATTTCTTCTTCGGTTAAATCTTCAAAAGGATATTCATTTACTATATCTTCGGTGTTTATATATTCCGCTACGGATAATGAAGGATCTGAATCCAAATATGTATTTGTATCGTAAAGTTCTTCTATCTCTATGAAAAAATCTCCTTTAACAGAAGACAATGCAGGAAATTCATATTTTAAATCTGTTGTTGGTATTTGTGTTATCGAATTATCACTCTTGGTAAAAGATCTTAATAGATATTCATAAAACAATGTTTCCACACCATCATTTGAACCTATTAAACTATATTTTAACTTTGAATTTTTAATGGAATTTCTTTTTGCATTCAATACTTTTGCAATCTCTTTTAATTTTTTTGCAAATAATGGAATGTTATATATTAATTCTTCATTGTTATTATAATCAATAGATTGTAAAAATAAATCCTTTTCGTTTTTATTAAACAAAAAACTTAAATCTTTTATTAGTTGAAGATATTCATCCTTGATTTTCTTCTTCGGATCTATTAGATTTTTGTTATTAACAAAATACCATTCTTTTAAATAATCCATGTATAATTTTTGTGGATCATCTGTAAGATTATTTTCTTGTAGAGAAAGCCAAATTTTATAACTATATGGATTTTGTTTATCGGAAGACATTTTAATTAAAGATATTTATCTTCGATATACTTATTAAACATCTTCATTACTTTCAATCATATCCAATTCTAATTGATTTTGATAATCTATTGTCGAGGGCTTGGTACAAACTGCATCCGAAGAATATATTGGAAAATTACCACTATATGTTTTTCCATTTATTTCAAAACTTTCAAAATTTTCAATTTTTATAGCCATATGTTATATGAATTGTATAATTATATTTATGAACAATGGAAACGATTTTGATTTAATTTATGAGAAGGCAATAAAAGATATTAATTTATTTGAAGAAAATTTTTTAAAGGGTATTGGAAATGCCTTGAAATCAACAGCTGGATTTGCATCTGATGTTGCAACCGGATTCAAACAAGGAATGGAAGGAAATTTTTTTGATTTTAATAAAAAAATTCCAACTATTGGATTGAAAAATCCTCCAAAGGAAGGACAGATTATAATTTCAGATAAAGGTAACATTAAAGCCGAAGTTATTTCAGATATTGACGATAAAGATGGACAATGGGATATAGAAATTAAGAACGATGATCCAGATAAAAGAAATTGGTTATGGTATTATCAAACAACTAATCCAAACCATATAAATGGTATAATTACTACTGAAGATTATTTATTAAAAACTCTTCAGGATGATACACAGCAGCAACAACAACAGCAACAACAGCAACAACCACCACAGCCAAAAGATGGTGATAAAGTAACAGTGTCTAGTGGTGTTAATGAATGGAAAGTAGATAAAAAAACTGGTAAAGGTCAGTGGATAATGCCCAATGGTTCACCAAATCCAGCACCGGGATCAGTCAATAATGCTTGGATAAAACAACAACAAGCTGCTCAACAACAAAACAATCAACAACAAGTAAGTGTAAACAGATATAAAATAACATATGGTCCATCATCAACTTGCAGAGTTGGATTCAATACACCATATCCAAATTGGTATGATGCAAAACAAAAGTTGAAAGATTATTAATTGATAAAAATGAATCTACTATTAAATATAGTAATATAATATGGCACTTGAATTTAAAAAAGATGATGAAACATGTTCAAATGTTTATTTGATAGACGAAAGACTTTGTTTAAAAAATTCTTTTCCTATTATTAATACAAATGTTGTAACATTAACATCAAATTTAAATAATTTACAAAACAATTGCAATAATTTTAATCAGATATACAATAACTTTTCAAGTAATAGTGCAAGATGGATTAGAGCAATTAGTAATTTTCAAACTTTATCTGCGGGATGGTTCAGTGCAGAAACAACAGTTAAAACATTAAGTTCTTATTGGTATACGGATTTACATGTAATATATAATAAAATTATAGATTTAGATGTTTATACGAGTGATACAAATGTTTGTCATACAGCAATTAATAGTTGGTTGATAGATAATTTTAATTTTAATATTGCAAATAATCAAATTATAAATGTCGATCTATATCTTTCCAAACTAGAATCTTTTACATGGGATTATTATAAATCATATTATGAAAGTTGTGTTCCAACCACACAAAATAAACCATCGACTAGTTCTTGTACATGTCCATATCCAGATGTACCATGTAATTGGTTGAGAGTAAATGACGTAAGAATATTTAAAGAGCACCATTGCGTAAATGCAGCAAAGTCTTGCGAACAGGGTACGGGTGTAATAGTTGGAGTTGGAACTGCCCCAAATTGTCCAAATAATGGAAAACGAGATGTTATATTAGCTTATAGTAATACCGAATTGAAGGATAAGTCTTTAACCAGAGTTATAACATTAAAATATCAAAAAGTTAATGATACAATAATAAAAATATAATAAAATGTACGAATTTAAAAAAATATTAGAAGATGAATGTATAGGAAACACTTTAAGTTCCATAAATTTAAATTTTGAATCTGTTGAAAATTGGACTAATAATATACAATTAAGTAGTAAAAATTTTTATAAACCATTAGTAGATTTTTATAAAAATTATGGTGATTTTTGGAAATCCAGTATAAATTTTTCAAATTCTATAAATGCTCAAAATAGATTATCCACGTTTTCTAGTATCATTGAGACAAATAGTGCTAAATTTATAAAACCTATTGTTATATTTTATCCAGATATATTTAAATTTGATAATACAACACTTGAAAGTAATAAAACTACAGTTACATCATGGTTTAAACAAAAATATCCGGTTAATAATAATTCAACTGTTAATTTTGTTGAAAATTCTTTTGCGTTTATATATATGATGTTTTATAAGATAGAACCGAAAATATCTGGTACAACTAACAAGTATGAATCAATACCTTGTAGTACTAATGATGTATCGGTTACAATAACATGTAGACATTCTTATAAAGGAGATGTTTCTTGTGGTTATAAGAAAGTAGAACAGGATAATATATGCGGTCAAATAGATGGAAGAACCTGTGGTTTAACAAATAATGTTACGTGTTTATATGAAAATGGTCTACGAACTAAAACAAGAACTGGTACATTGAATGTGGATCATTTTTTTGAGGATAGATGGGAATATGATACTTTATACATCATAGTTATGAAAGTAAAAAATTGCGAATGGGAATTCGATAGAATAATACAAAATGAATAAATTAATAAACAATATAAATTTAAGTGATTGTGTTGGAGACTCTTTAGGTAAAATTAATTACAATGTATTATCTTTGGATACTGCGATGTGTAATTTATCATCTTTATTTTTCAATGATCCAGAAAATTATAATTTATATTTTTCGGATTTAAATCAGAATATACAAAATTTTAATACATTTGCTGATTATTTCGAATATCCCACAGATTTTAATAAATATACTACCGCTACAAAGTATTTGAGTAGTTATTGGAATAAAAACGAAATAACATTTACATTTCCGGTTAATTTATATCAAGGTGATGATAACATTAGAATATATGTAGATACAAATTATCCAACACAAACTTTAAACAATTTTGGTTTAAATAAATTAAACTCAAAATATCCAGCAAAAAACTTTTTACCAAATACTATAGCAAATGTTATATTTTTATTATATAGCAATAATACTGCACAAACATCAGTAATAACAACGTTTTCCGAAATTGGAACTAGTGATAAAATTTTTAATATAAGATGTAGAAAAGATGATGTTTATATAAAGGAAATAAAATTATCAAAATATAAAATAGATCCAACAACTAAAATATGGACATATTTTTAATATATGATAGAATATAATTCTTATGTATGCTATTTTTGATTCCAATAAAGAATTTATAAGCTATGGTGCTCAACCATTAAATAGTCCATATTTTTCTAAAGAATTACCAGATGAAAAATCCGATTTTTTACAATGGAGATGGGTTGGAAATTATGATACTGGAGAAATGGTAAAAATTGAAGAAAATCCATATGAAAATGTTTTAAATCAGAAATTCTTTCAAGACAAATATCCATTTGATATTTATAATTCTATTATATTAAAACAATTATTCATAACATCTAAACAAAATAAAACGTGTCAATTGGAATTCGAAACCCTGATAAAAGATTATATTGAATGTTTTGAAAATAATGAAACATATTTAAATCTTTTAAAATTTTGTAATAAAAAATGAAAATAGAAAACAAAACAAAAAATCCACTATTTAAATTTAGATATGTAAATGGTTTAGGTGATCTTATTAGATGTATAATACACTCTAAATTAGTTTCTTTTCTTATAAAAGATCCACAATATTGTTTATCCTGTTCACAAAGATCGGATGCATTAAATATATTAGTAAAAATTCCATTGTGGAAGTTATTCTTTAAAACCAAAGAAGAAATGGAAAATTCGATAAAAGAAGATGCAAAACAATTTGGATATATTGTAGTAGAAAAAGAACCTACTATTGATATAACACCCGATTCTGACATTAATCCAGATCCCACATTTGGAAAATTTGATATAAATCAAATAAAATATGATGGTTTTTATTTTGCAAGTAAAACTGAAGACAATTACGATAATATCAGAATTGTAACAATGGTTTTTAAAAAAATTGACAATTAATGTAAGATATGATAAATTGTTTTCTTGATGAAAGTTAATTTTATTGCTTCTACGGAAGAAGTTTTTTCGGATTTCCCATATCCTCAATCATCTCATAAGTTTGTTCCACAGTGGTATAAAGATATGCCTTCTTTTACCACAGATGAGAAATATATAGGTTCTAATGGTAATCCTAATTTGACTATTAAAAAATGTATTCCATTTAGAGATACTTTGACTTCTGGTTATATGATACCTTTACCATATGATGTTCATATATCACAGAACAATAATGGTATTATAAACATAAATAAATCATATTGTGGAGAATTTGAGATAATTCATAAGCATGATATATCTCAATATTTTATGTATCCAATAAGAGATGAATATAATCCGGTAGTATTAAAATGGAATAACCCATGGATAATTAAATCCAAAAAAGGATGGTCTATTCTTTTTATGTCTCCGATGCATCACGATTTACCATTTACTACTTTTAGTGGTATAGTAGATACAGATAAACATCCAATATCAATAGCATTTCCCTTCTTGATAAGAAAGGATTTTAATGGTATACTAAAAAAAGGAACACCTATTGTACAATGTATACCTATAAAGAGAGAGAATTTTACAGCTTATGTAACATCCAATATACCTTCTCTATTTCACAAATGGAGAAAGGCAACCACACAAGCATTTGATAGATATAAAGATTATTTTCATACACCAAAGCAATATAAGATTGTAAATACTGAAAAAGAATCGAAATGCCCATTCTCAAAATTTTTTAAATAATTTATGCAAAAAGAAATAATAAAAATAAACATGCCAAATAGAAATTTAACTTTTTCTGAAAGAGAAAAATTTATCAACACCGAGACTCAAAAAATCATGGAAAGCTATAACAATAGGGGTTATATTGTTATAAGTCATTCTATTTTAAATAAAAGTGGTAGTGGAGTCAGTGTTCAATTTGATATACAGCAAATGCCTCGATAATATATTTCAAATAAATCTTGATAATGAAAGATAAAAAATCATTACCAATTGATCAATTTGAAGATATTAAGAAATGGATAGCCTATTATGAAAAACATAATAGGTTTCCATATGATAAAATCATGTGTTCAAAGTGTAAATCCATTCAAATATCTTTGAAGGGTAGAGGTAAAAAAATTATATTCGATGCGTGTGATTCTGATCCAAAAAGAATATTAACCGAAACTGTTTGTAAATTATGCAAAGAAAAATTCTATCCAACCGAAAAGAAGAAGAAAGAATATGTACCAGAAACCGTTGAAGAAAGGGAAAGAAGAATAGAAGAAATACGTGCAAATTTACCGAAAATTGATTTACACAAAGAGAGAATTGTTATAGACTTGGTTAAGAATAAAGAAGCATGTGTGGAATTGACAAAAAGTATGTGCATAAGACCAGATATATACTTGAATAATGACCGAACATGTGATAAATGCCCAATAAGAAAATATTGTTCTTGTAAGAGTAAAAAATTTTCAAAATTTTATGAAAAAACAAAAAAATAAAGGAGGATATCCACAAAATCCAAATGGATATTATAATATTAATATTACATTGAGAGGAATCAAATGTAATGTAAAGATTATAAATGAAAGTTATAATAGTTTTAAATTGGAAGTTGCCTCAAAGAAAACCTTGACTGAAGAATTTTTAGATTTTATTGGTTATTACATGCAGGAAGAAGGTTTTAACGAAGAAGCAAGAAAATATAATTTGGAATGGGATTTATGAAACCACAAATACAAGACTATGTTAACATTTTGGCAAAGGAAGATGGTTTGGAAAAATATGAACCAAAGGATATTAACAAGGTTAAAATAGATGATTCGGTAGAATTTAAAAATGATTTACTAAAGTGTTTAAATCCAAAAAGAAAAGAAATAAAGAGTAAAAATTTTATTAAAAGGATTTATGATTGGATTGTTACAAGAATAAAAATATAGATTTTTTAACATTACAGATGTAAATATATCTATAAACTAATGAAATTCGATATATTAACAAGTCAGTATCTAAACATATTTAATGAAGCGGTATACAAGTCCAAAAGACCTAGTATAATGGGTAATGTTGGAACAAGAAAAGGATCTGCTATTCCAGAAGTAAAATCAGAAGAGGCAGAAAAGAAAATTCTATCTTTATATAATACATTTAAAAGAAATCCCATGGATCACAGTGTATTATCTGACTTGTTTAATACAGTGAGAGAATTTCCCGATACAGGAGTTATTGCTAATACTTTGACCAAAGGAGAATTCTTGAGAGAAGTATTACTTGTGGCAAAAAAAGCAGGTAAAGACTTTGGTTTAATATTAAAATCAGAATTGGGTGGTGAATCAAAAAGTATAGACGAATGGAAAGCCAGATATGGTGAAGATGATAAACCATATTATTATGCATTAAAGTCAATTGTTGATTACATGAATGGTAATACACAAGAAAGATCCATTAAAGAAGTTGCTGATTCTACAGTAGATGTATATTATTTTGATTCTGAGGGGCATCCTTGGCGTACATATATATCCGTTTCAAATGGAAATGTGGGACCGTCTGCACTATCTCAGCCTCCTCTAAACAGGCAAATGTATAAATTGACAGGTAAAAATATGACAGAACATCCTCCTGTATATTATATTGATGGGGAAGAAATGCCTCCACAATGGAAACCAAAACAATTAAGAGGACAATCTTTGGAATTTGTTAAAGATGCATTGAGAAGTGATGAAGCCGAAAGAGAATTTAAAAGATTATATCCATCTGAAATACAAGGTGTAAGCACCGGAACCTATGGAAAGGGTGGTAGAACAGGTACTTTACCCACAGGTAAAAGAGCAACAAGACCAACCGCCTAATATGAAACCAATTAAAAAAGTTTACGAGGAAATGATGTCAAATCTTTTGCAAAAAAGAAATGAATATCTGGAAAATCTTTTTGAAGAACAAGAAGAGATTCAAAATTTTGTTATAGATAGTCCCAAGCTTTCCAAAAGAGAAAGAATTAAAGTAACCAATCAAATTCATAAAAGCAAAATGCTTGGTGGTAATCTCAAGGTAGATAGCATAAGCAAAGGTTTACACGAATTAGGAAACATATTAGACCTGTGTGGATTTAGTTTAGACATGGTTACAGGAGATATGATAATGGGTCCAGAAGGTAATGCACTTTTGGTTTTTAGAAGAAAGACAGACAATCCATTCATAGAAGGTCAAGAGATAGAAAATTCTAGAATTAGCTTTACATGGGAAAACTTGGAAGCACTGGAAGACGGTGTGGAAACTAAAAAAAGATATGAGATCTTGGCTTACTTAACATAAGTATATAACATATGAGAAGTAAAGATCAAATTCTATTGGAAAATGCATACGAACAAGTTTTAAACGAAAATTTATTGAAAACCTTGGGAACTGGTGCATTAGCCGCAACAATGGGATTACAGGGATTAAAAGCAAACGATAATTCTCAAAAATATCCACAAGACATGGATGGTGCAGCAATTCAATCAATTCAAAATCCAGAATATAGCGAAGAGGGTGCATACGAAGAAGTGAAAGAACAATTGCGTAATTTAGAAGTTGGAGACTTTACATCAGAACCTCCAATAGATAAAAATCTTCTACTAAAAGCTGCTAATATAAAAGATCCTTTAAAAAAATCCGATTTAACAAATTCAATTCAATTTAAAGGTTATAAAGTGCCAAAGTTTTTTGGTGCATATGAAGTTTTAAAAGCCGAGGGAGCATAATAAATAACATATTATGGATAATTATAGGACAATTTCAAAATATGGTATAAATAAATCCGCATCAACAAACAGTGGAAATAACAGTGGAAATCCGGTTATATCCAGATTTGGTTTTAATAGAAAATTCACATCATTCAATAATGGAAATAACCCCGTGAATCCGGTTGTTTCCAGATTTGGTTTAAATACACCAAAATATAAAGAGCAAAATGATATTCTTGGTGTTTCGGTTAAAAATTTGGTGGTAGGTCCAAAAGAGATTGTATATCCACCAATGATTCCATTTTGGACATTTGATCCTGCCAATTCTACAATTTCTAGTTTTACTGCCAGCACATTAAACAATACAGGAATAACCGTGGACTGGAGTAATTCGGAAATGGTGGATTATGATAGAAATTTTATAACAAGTAAAACTATAACTCCTGCCAATTCATCTGTTTCATTACGTTCCAGAGATCCAGAAGATCTTATTTTTGCAATAAGCATAGGAACATCAAATCCAAAGTTAAAAGGAGATATTGATGTATCACAATTTAATGGTCTGACATATCTTAATGTTCCTAACAATGATTTAGACTCACTTACAGGTTATGATAAAATTCCTAATTTGATTACGTTGCAAGCTTTTGGTAATAAATTAACCAACAATATTCCATCATTAGACAATAATTTACAATTAGAAACATTCCGAGTAGAAACAAATCTTTTAACAGGTAGTATGCCATCTCTCACGGATAACATAAGACTTAGAACATTTTATACTTTCGGTAATTCTTTAACAGGTATTATTCCCCCATTGGATACAAATATAATTCTCGATAGTTTTAGGGTCAATAATAATAAATTGACCGGAAGAATACCTTCCTTGAGTAATAATACTCTATTAGAATATTTCTGGTGTCACAGTAACCAATTGTCGGGAAATATTCCAAATCTTTCCAATAACACAGAATTAATATCATTCAACTGTGGTACAAATAAATTATCAGGGTTTGATGGAGGAACAATACCTCCAAAGTTGACAAACTTTCAGGCAGCATCGAATATTTTAACAGTAGAAGCTGTTGATAGTATTTTGTCTGCTTTTGAGGTTATGTCCAATGCAACAGGAATATCTGGTTCTATTCATGTGGGAAATACAGGAAATGCAATACCAAGTATTTCGGGTTATGTTAAAACAACATCGGCAGGAACAAATTTTACAAGAGTCGGAAATTTGGTTACAGCAAATGTGACAAACCATGGATTTACTACAGGAGAAATTGTGACATTCACAGGTTTAACACCAACTCAACTACAAGGAACATTTATTGTAAATGTGATAAATCCTAATAGTTTTAGCTTTATAACAACAACAACAGGAGATGTGACAGGAGCAGGTACAGCAACAATGAGAAAGGTTACTAATCCAAATTGTGGGTATAGAATATATCAAAATTTGTCATTGGCATCCAGATCAGGGGGTGCATGGAGCGTTACAATAAACCAACCTGCATAGAATATTGATAAAAAAGTTGTTTAAAATAAAGAAAAAGTTGGTTAAAAAGTAAAAAAATTACCCAAAGTAAAGAAAAAGTATTCCAAAATAGGAAAAAAATTATAATTTCTATCTATAAATAGGAAAAAACAATAAAAATAAGAGGAATATATTGATTTAATAGAACATGGTGCTAGAATGAAACATGGTGTGGCATTACAGCACCTAGTATAAAATAACATGAAAGAAATAATATCATTAAAATATAAAAATTTATTCTCTATAGAAATTTGGGATAAAGAGAAAATAAAGACAAAGAATATATTCAAGAGATATGAATTAAAATTAAAGTATCCAGAAATATATAAGGTGAAATTAGAAGATGTATGTTATAGAATATATAAGAAATCAAAGAAACAAAAGAAATATATACAGGATAGAGAATTTTTAAATGAAGTAGAATATCTATTAGCAGAAGAAGGAAGAAAGAAATATCTAGAGATTGGAAATAATACAATAGAGAAATTAATAGAGATAACAAATAACCATTCTCCAAATTTCAAAGATTCCAAAGATTCATAGAAGATGCAACGAAGTCTGCCAAATGTTTATTCTAATATTATAGGGAAGGGAAAGAGAATTTTAGAAAATTCAAAAGACTTTTAGGAAAATTTAGAAGATCCAGAAAACTTTTAGGAAGATTCAGAAGATCCAGAAAACTTTTAGGAAGATTCAGAAGATTCAGAAAACTTTTAGGAAGATTCAGAAGATTTTTGTTGAATTTTTCGGATAAATACCTTTCGTAAAGTTTATTACAATTAGTCTTCCAAAAATATTTTCCAAAATTTTTAAAAATATTTCCAAAAAATCTTCTTGACATTTTCCTAAAAATATGCCTTATATTTTGGTAAGTTCCTAATTCCCAAAGGTTTCCGAAGATTCTTGGGAATCCCCCTCCCAAAAATTTTTCGGAAAAATATTTCTTGACAAAATTTTTGTTGACAGGGGGAAAATTTTATGTATTGGAAAACATTTCGGCATCAAAATAATCATTGCAAAAATTCGGAAACTTGTCAAGTTCTAAAAATTTTGTATTGTCATACAAAACCCCCTTTAAAAAATTGGAATATATATTGACATATGGGGGAGATATGTAATAATAGTTTCATGGTTCAGAAACACGAAATTCTTTCTGGTAAGATACAGGAATTGAGAGAGTATTTTTCATTTGTAAAGAAAGAATATAAAATAAACGAAGTAGAATCTTTCGATATGCCTTCCACAAGTATTAAGGAACAACTGGATTCTATCATAGAAGAAAGGAATCCATTTGGATATGTTTCCTATTGTGTTGTAAAAGAGCATGGGGAAGATCCTATAGTGGAGGTTAAAACATACTATATTCTTATTGAAGATGTATTTGATGCATCACTGCGTAGCAATAGAACATAGTGTAGCATTACCGCAAGTTTTAAAATACAACAAGATATAACATTTATGAGAACAGCAATATGGCAAAACAATAGTCTGTGGAAAACTTCTCCAGTATGGAAGAAGCTATCTACAGAAACGAAACAACAAATCCTTGGAACCTTCAAGGAGAAGAAGAATTTTCCAAAGAATTTTGAAAAGAATGAGAAAGGAGGTGAAGAATAACAATGTACATGGAATATAAGCTAACAACCATTACAAATGGTTTGGCAAATAGGAACTCTCCTCGTAGTGTGAAGATGCAAATCTTGGATACTATCATTAATCCAACGAAGTATATGTTTGTGGGATTTGCAGCAAATGGATCAATTGTCCGTTTGAAGCCAAAGTATCATAATGTAAGAGATAAGAAGGGTCGGTTTACAGCAAAGAAGAAGTAATAATTTCTTTATATTTGCATTTTTTCATATTTACCCGCCTTCCCAATAGGGGAGGCGGGTTTTTCTTTTCTTGATCATTTTGTATGACAATACACCATTTGTATTGTCATACAAAACCCTTGGGGATTATTTTTGAAAAATACTTTAATTATATTAAAAAAAGTTAAAAAAGTAAAGAAAATTCTTTGTATTGTCATACAAAACTTGTATTGTCATACAAAACTAAATAAAAAACCATTTTTAATGTTTTGTATGACAATAAAAATATTTTAAAAAATATATGGACAGGGGGGAAAAGAGTTGATAGATTGGTGGCATCGAAACCAAACACCTATACAATGATTAAAAAATACTACTTGGAATGTCTCGGAGAAAAAATTCCCTTGACAAGATTACAAGGAGAATCTATACAGGAGATGTTGATGAAAGACTTTGGTTGGTTACTGAAACCAATCATGGAACAAACCGAGAGCTTTCAAAAAGCCCTTGACAAACTAAACTGGAAAATAATAGAAACCACAAAATGAAAACACCAAAAATTGCAATCTATGTCAAAGGAGGAATGGTAGAAGCCATTCGTTCCAACATATCCCCCGAACTCGAAATCGAAATTGTTGATGCTGATTGCGAACAACTCGACTACGAAGACAGATGGGAAGAACTTCAAACTGAACTCAACTTTGGCAACTACTAATATGGGAGACTCACACGAAAATTGGGAACCAATCCAAATGAAGATTGGGAACTACATAGCAGAACAGGTAGTCAACAACGATCCCTACCTGTTCGATGCCGATGGTGAACCAAGGATAGTAGGTAAGATGATATGGAAGGTAATTCACAATACTCGACCAGACTTCTTATACTATTCCAAAACAAAACAACGAGCAAAGGAACGAATGTTCTATCTCGCAAACTATCAACCATAATAAATCAAATGAAATTTAAACTGATTGACATAGAGGACGAATCCTCTAATGAATGGAGTGAACCTGTCACCAAGGAAGAAGCCTTGGTGTATATTCAAGAATGGAATGAAGAGATGGGAACAAACTATAACTCTATTACTGAGTTCAACGAAAAAGAACAATACTGGCAATGGGAGGAAGCAAAATGAAATTTAACGGAGACAAAGGACACAACCCTAAAGTTGTAGAAAGACTCAATCGAATTGCAAAAAGATTCGATGTCACAGAACTTACAGACCTTTTAGAGTCTTGGATGGACGAAAGCGATATGCACACTTTCGCAACTCATTTGGAAAATAGATTCTATTCTAATTTCAATGAGTATGTGATCGAATACAACATTCGTTCTCTTTGTGGAAAGAAAGCATATTCAGCAGTCATCATTGACAAAAAAGAATTCGGATCAGATTTCGAGGATATGGTTTCTTACAACACAGCCCATGAGGTGAAAGAGGATGGTTCTGTTTATTATCTGGAACAGGACTTGGAAGGAAGACGAGCAGATAAAGGCAACCAAGGAGTTTTGTATGATCGGGCATGGGTTCGATCACCAAAGGAAGGAAAAGAATTTCTTCGCTACCTTGAAAGCAACCTGTAAAAAGATGAAAAAAATCCTTGACATCTTTTCAAGAATAAAAGAATATATCGACTTCATTGATGGTAAAACATCATACATAACCAAACCAAAAACCAAATAGAAAGAAAACCAAATGCCAAACTATTGTAACAACCAACTCACACTCGCAAGCGGAGAAGACCTTTTGAGTGTATTGAATCCCTACTTGACATTAAAGGGAGATGACATTATCGGATGCAGTGAATACGACTTCGATTTCAACAAGATCATTCCAGAACCAAAACCAGAAGTAGAAGACTGGTATTCTTGGAGAGTAGAAAATTGGGGAACCAAATGGGATGGGTATGAAGGAAGGTTCAACGATGACCAGACAACATTCTCATTCTGCACAGCATGGAGTCCGCCACTACCAATCATCAAGAGACTGGCAGAAATTACTGGACAGACTTTCATTCTTGGATACATTGAGGAAGGAATGTTCTTCTGTGGAAAATATACAGCAGGACGAGATTTCGACCATGATGAGTTTTACAACGACATCAAGGCCGCGCCAGAAGAACTTCGTAACGAACTTGGTTACGAGGAATGGGAAGAAGTAGAAACAGAATAAACAATAAATCAAATAGAAAGACGAGGATAATAAATTGGGATATTCGCATTATTGGACATACGAACCAAACGAAATTAAAAACACCGAAGAACTTCGCAAGAAGTTTCGGAAAGCGGTTGCCATAATTGACAAGGCACATAAAGAAATCAAGAAGAACAAAAAGTTTATTCATGCAGGACAAACAGGAGGATTTTATGATGACCAACCTTGCATCATTCGTGGTGGACTTGGACAAGGATCACCAATGATAAATGAATCAGAAGTATGGTTCAATGGAGATGAAAAAACTGGAATGAGTCACGAAACATTTGGAATCAGATGGTTTCCTTCTGGTGGAGAAGTAAAAGGATTCTGCAAGACGGCAAGGAAACCATACGACATTTTGGTTTGCGTTTCTCTTCTGGCATTCAAACACGCATTTGATAATCCAGTTGTATTCAGATTTTCTTCTGATGGAGACAATAAAGAATGGGAAGAAGCAAAAGACTTGTTCATCCGAATCACAGGATCATTCGTTGGAGAAATCTTTCCAGAAGAAGCAAACTTGGAGGTAGCATAATATGGACACATTCACAATCAGCGACGACATTAAAGGATCAAGGCGACAATTCTTTCGAGATGACTTTGAAGAATGGATTGAACACGCTTGCGAACATAGGAAGAGTGGAGAAGTTTTTGAGAGTCGATACGACCAATGGCAGAGAGAAGAGTTTCAAAAATTAGATGAAGAAGGTATTGACAGATCAAGTATGGAATGGTAAGTTAGAAGTATAGTAAGTATTGGAAGGTTCCCGATGATCCAGATAAAAAAAATCGGAAATAGATTTTTGAAAGATTACTGCGGGTTAGAATTCTGGCGAATTCAGGTGTCTCATAAGCATCTTTAGGAGAGTTCGATTCTCTCACCCGCTACCAATTTTTCTCAAGTAGCTCAGTGGTAGAGCGGTCGGCTGTTAACCGATTGGTCGTAGGTTCAAGTCCTACCTTGAGAGCATAATAAAGGTTATCCAAACCTTTTAAAACTGGAATAGATTTTTGATAGAATAGGTAGAGAAAAAGTATTGTTTTGTTTGCCTCTGAAGGTAAGTATCTATATGAGAGATTATAGAAATTATACCGATGAGCAAGTAATAGAATATGCTAAAGAAGTAAAAAGCATCGCAGAAATTTTAAAAAGACTTGGAAAGAAACCTGCTGGTGGAAACTATATTAGTATAAAAAGAATAGTTCAAAAATTGAATATCAATACCGATCATTGGACAGGTCAAGGTTGGAATAAAGATCAACAATTAAAGGATTGGAAAGATTATACTAAAGCAGTTCATTTAAAACCCCACTTGATTAAACATAGAGGAATGAAATGTGAAAGTTGTAACTTGACAGAATGGCAAAATTCAATTATACCTTTAGAGGTTCATCATATAGATGGTAACAGAACAAACAATTCTCTTGACAACCTCCAATTATTATGTTGTAATTGTCATGCGTTGACAGATAATTGGAGAAACAAGAAAAAATAATTTTATGTAAGTAATTTGACGATATGGTGTAATGGCAGCCACAAGGGTCTTAAAAACCCTTGCTCTTTGAGCGTGAGAGTTCGAGTCTCTCTATCGTCACGAATTTAAAAGGGAGGTTAGTGTAATTGGAAGCACCGACAGACTTATAATCTGTGTTCCATAGATGTTGGACGAGCATGGGTTCGATTCCCATACCTCCTTCCACTTTTGGGGATGTAGCTCAATGGTCAGAGCAGTCGGCTCATAACCGATTGGTTGGGGGTTCAAATCCCTCCGTCCCCACATTCAGTCTCAATCGTTCAACGGATAGGACACGGCTCTTCTAAAGCTGTAATGAAAGTTCGATTCTTTCTTGAGACATTTTCCAAATGTTTTTTTTGTAAACCCATTTTGTATGACAATACAAAAAAATGTATTGTCATACAAAACAAAAAATCCTCCGCAAAAAGTTTTGTATGACAATAGAAAAAAACCTTGACAGAAACAAAATTGTTGATCTAACCATTTTGTATGACAATAGAAAAAAACCTTGACAAAAAAATTTCTCTTGATCTAAAAGTTTTGTATGACAATAGAAAAAAATAAAAATAATTCTTGCACCATATCGAAACCTATGAGAGAGTGATTGCGTTCAAACGAACAAGAAACCAACAACCAAACAAACCAATGATTATTCAAGATAAAGAAACTACCATCGAGCAGATAGGAACAATTCAAGACGAAGCACAATTCAAAATGCGGAATAGCCAGAAGGCATTCCAGATTCTTTCCAGTTTGTATTCCGATAAACCACTCGCCATTGTGCGAGAACTCGGATGCAATGCAATGGATTCCCACATTGCTTCTGGTCAACCCAATCTTCCCTTTGCGGTTCATATTCCAAATGCTTTAGAACCTTGGTTGACTATCCAAGATTTCGGCACAGGTATCTCCCACGAGAACATCTACGAAATCTATTCGGTATATTTCGCCAGCACAAAAACCAACACCAATACCCAAGTTGGAATGCTTGGTCTTGGTAGCAAGTCTCCCTTCTGCTACACCGACAACTTCACGATCACAAGCATCCACGATCAAGTGAAACGCATCTACAACGCATACTTCAATCAGACTGGTATGCCCACAATTTCTCTGGCATCACAGGAGAACACAACGGATGCCAATGGTGTAGCAATTCAGATTCCAATTAAACAGACTGATATTGGAAACTTCACCCAAGCAGTATTCAAAGCATTTCGATTCTTTGATGTCAAACCAATCATCACAGGTGGAAGTATCGACTGGACAGACAAGGCAAACTTTGAGGGATCATTCTGGAAAAGCTATTCCAATCTCAATAGTTCTTATGCTGTCATGGGGGGAGTAACATATCCAATCGACATCTACAAAGTCGAGGCTGAACATTACGACATCGTTCGTAAAGCAGGATTGGTAATCAAATTCGATATTGGTGAACTCGATGTCACTCCTTCCCGCGAATCACTCATGTATCACGATTGGGTTGTCAAGGCAATCAACGACAAGATTGCTCTTGTCAAGAAGGATTTCGTAACCAAAGTAGAGGATCAAATCAAGAACTCTCCAAACCTTCTGGATGCTCTCAAGGCACTCTACCTCTTGAGCAACCAATGGAGTTTCCTCAATTCCACTTTGATTAACGGAAAAGTATTCTGGAACAAGGTTGACATCACCGATCCTCGAAAATCAATCAAAGCTATCTGTCAAGATACATTCCTATCTCTTTCTAAAACAAGATGGGGAAGGTCAAAAATCGCTTTCTCTGGATATGCGGATTTGAGCAACAATGCCCTCTGGTATTACGATGACCTCAAACGAGGATCACAAAAACGAGTGACAACCTTCATTCGCGGACATTCCAATTCAGATATTTCGATCAATCTGGTGGATCAAAAGTCAATGAAGGATTTGATTGCTTCTGGATTCCCTGCATCAATCTTCATTCCAACTTCCACTCTTCCTCCTATTGCAAGTTGTAGCAAGAAGGGAAGCATCAAGAACAGCAAGCCAAAGGGAGTTATCAGTCTCTACTCTATGGGTTCTACATATCAGTCCTCTTGGGAATCTAATAGCTTTGACCTCGCTACTGGCACAGCACCCAAGTATTATGTTGTCAAGGATGTTTCTACTTGGAAGTTTGACGGCATGGAACTCAAATCAACGGATGGTAAAAAGTTGATGACCATTAAAGACAAGTCAACTCTAAATGATTTCTGTAACTATGCAGGAATCGACATCACCGATGTTCGCATGGTAGCAAAAAACAATGCGAAATTCCTTGACACACTTGGAAGCATCAACCTCGCAGATGTTGTCAAGAAAAAACAACCGAAACTTTCTTGGGACAGAATCCAGATTGCAAAGCATATCAACTTCTCAACAGCAGTCCGAGTATCAAAGAGTAGTTTGTATTCCAAAATCTCCGACACAAATCCATTCAAGATTTTTATTGACGGCATTCTTGAAATCAAGAAGGAGATCGGAAAACTGGAAAATGTTCTCAAACATATTTCTTCCGAAAAACGAAAAAATGTTTTGACATATCCTTCAAAGATGGTAGAGTTATTTTATCTCTCCTGTGATAGTTGGCAGGTGGGAATCGAGATGACGCTTAAAGCGATTCTCGAAAACGAAAACAACTAATAAACAAACCAAATAGTAAATAGAAAATAATAGTATGGACAATACAACCACACAAGCAGCAGTCATCATCACAGGTAGCGGCAAGATCGCCGCTACCATCAACGGACAATCCTACACGATTGACACCGATCACCCGAAATACTCACAGGCACTCGATGCAGTTCGTAACAAGAACTGGACTGGATTCATCAATCTGGTCAACATCAGCAAGCAGGTTCAAGAATACTTTGAGGGAACGGATGCAGAGATCAAAGATGGTTCGATCAACTATCATGGTCAGATCATTCACAACACTCTCACAAAGCGTATCCTCTCCTTCATGCGTGAGGGTCTTCCACATGAACCACTCTTGAACTTCTTCAAGAACCTCATGGCTAATCCAAGCAAGCGAGCAGTAGATGAACTCTACGACTTCCTTGAAGCAGGAGAACTCCCGATCACAGAGGATGGACACTTCCTCGCCTTCAAGAATGTTCGTAGCAATTACTTCGACATTCACTCTGGCAAGTTCGACAACTCTGTTGGCAAGGTTTGTGAGATGCCTCGCAATGCGGTTGACGAGGACAAGGAACGCACCTGTTCATACGGATTGCACTTCTGTTCGATCAAGTATCTTCCACACTTCTCCGATGGAGAGAATGGCAAGACCATGATCGTCAAGATCAATCCCCGCGATGTTGTGGCGATTCCAGCAGACTACGAGAACACCAAAGGTCGCACTTGCCGATACGAGGTTATTGCAGAATACAAAGAGGACTGGCGCTCTAAACTCAATCGGAACGAATCTGGTTGGGACTCCGAACTCTATTCCTCTGATGGTGGAGACTACGAGATCGACGAACTGGACGAGGTTGACGAGAACGAGAACGAGAACGATTGCTCCTACTCCAACGATTGCGATGAGAACCATTGCTTCTGTGCGGACAAGGATTATGGCTACAAACCAAGTGGTCAAAAGTTCCACAATGTTCGTGGACAAGACGGAAAGTTTGTCAAGAAAAATTGGTAAGGTGGTTGGTCAAGGTAGGGGGAGTGGTTTCCCCCTACCAAACCAATTAAACAATATCAATATGGAAAACGAAGAAACACCAAAACCAATCTCCATGAAGAATGCTCTGGTAGTAGTGGTATCTCTTCATGCGGTTGCTTTATTTGGATTGATATATTTCTCATCTGTCAAGTCATCACAAGCAGAGAATGATAAAAAATTCTTGACAGAGGACAAGTATGCAGGAGTCGAATCAACACCGACTCCAACTCCTGTTCCTGTTCCAATGGACAAGATGACAGAGAAACAATCGTGGCCTACTACTGGTATGAAACCAGAACTCAAGACTTGGCCGAACACCAAGAAGGCAATACCTGTTGTTCAAAGTAATTCTCACTACACAAAAGAATATGTTGTCAAACGGGGAGACACATTCAACAGCATAGTGAGGAAATACAAACTCAATGCAGACAAACTAAAACAAATAAACAACATCAAAAACGAAAACACAATCCAAGTAGGACAAAAACTAAAACTAATGTAATTATGAAACACATTCCAACACTCACTCTCATCCTCTTCAAAAAACAAAACCTCTACGCATATGAGTATGATGACAAGAATGGGAATATGCAGATCGAATACGGATACACTTCTGTTGGTGATGCTCTCAACGGAGCATTCAAACGACTGAAGACTTTCACGATTCTTCCCGATGTAGAGTCAAGGTAAATTTCTATTGTCATACAAAACCATGGCAACAACAAAAAGGTTGACTCGAAAGAAGTCAATACCAAAAGTAGTAACTCAAACTAAAACGAAACCTCAACTTATCATAAATGCAATGAGTCTAAAACAGAAAGTCACGATATATGTAAGCGGTGGAAAGGTGGATGATATAGTCAAGGAGAATTGTCCAGAACTAAACATAGAGGTTCATGACTACGATATAGGAGACATTGAAGATAACCTGCACCAAGACGAGAAAGGAAGGAGCTTTCTATGTTTCGAGTTCTAACAATCGGAATATCCTTGACATTGATTGGATGCACCACAGGAAGCAAGTATAGGTATATTGAGAACCATTATACCAATGTTCAATCCCCTGTTGAATATCCTGTATATGCGGAACCTGTAGTAATCGAAAGAAGAATTCCACATTACGACTCCCGAAGAGCAACCATGGGGGATCTCGGAAGAGCAATGGGAGAAAAAATGTTGAGGAAAATGAGAGCCGCATACAATGAAAATTAATCCATACAAAACAGGAATGAACTTCTATATTATTCTAATCGTATTTGTTTTCACATTTCTCGGATCAAAAACATTTGAGAAGTATGATGAACAACAGAAGATGAAAAGAATTGCAGAGAGTATCTGGAACACTCCAGACTTGACAAGAAACAAAAAATAAAGGACAATAGTAATATGACACAAAATATAAAACAAAGATGGGACAAGGTATTGGATTCTCTTCTACTGGCATTTCGAGAACCAGAAAGAAGTGTATTGTTCTATCTCAAGATAGCAACAAAAGCATTTATCCTAAATAAGATTTGTGCGATTTAATAGCACACCTTGTTGAAATGAAACATGGTGTAGCATTACCGCGCATGACGCATACACACGCGAGACAATACACTCTTCAAGAAAGAAGACAGGCAAGAAGAGAAAGCAAGAAAACAATCAAATCATTTTTCTTATTTCTTTTCATTTCAAATATAACAATACTAACAGCAATAGCAATGATAGCATACAACTGGTAAATCATATGAACACAATAGCACAACTACGACGAAGCGGATACAAGGTAAGGGTTCTTCACTCTCGACCAAAGATGTCCATCCAAAAGATCGGTGGAGTAATGACCGAATACAATCCCAAGGGGGGAACTACTATCATCGAGGTGACATCACCAGATGGTAGGAATGCAATAGGAGCCTCACAATGTTCTGAGAAAGAATCTTGGAACAGGAAGATGGGAAATCAAATTGCATTGGGCAGAGCAATGGCACAACTCTAAAATAGAAACAGAATAAAAAGCGGTTGTATGTGTTGTCATACAACCGCTTTTTTGTCATACAAAACTTTGTATTGTCATACAAAACCTTTGATAATTGTATTGTCATACAAAACCCTCCTTGATACCAGAATGCCTTTCGTATGACAATAGAAACTTGTATTGTCATACAAAACCCAACCCCAAAAAAATTGAAAAAAGTTCTGGACACTATTGAAGGGTTGATATAGATTGGATGCTCAACCAAAAAACTTATATGAACGAAAACGACAACTCACAAATCGTATTAGGTATCGGAGTTATTCTACTTGCAATAGGATTGATTCTGATTACACCATTTCTTCTCATCTGGTCTGTCAATGGATTGTTTGCTTTGACAATTCAATACACATGGTCTAACTGGTTCTATGCTCTGGTCATTATGCTTCTGGTAAGGGGAAGTGCAACATATACAAAATCTAAATGAAATCATTCATGGTCTATTGCACTCTGGAAACAGAGGAACCTTTCATGGTGGAAGCAGAAACTTTGCAGGAGGCACAACAAGAAGCACTCAAGGAACTCGGTTGGCACTTGATCGAAAGCGAAGACGATGAAGAAGATTCTATTTGAATACAATGATGGGGGAAGACATAGAGCAGGATTTAGTGACAGGGTTGGTGATTGTGTAACAAGATCAATTTCCATTCTATTTGGATTTGATTACTTGGATGCTCACCAACAAGTCAACATTCTTTTGAAAAGATTCAGCGATGGAAATTCTCTGGTTCCAAATGGAATTACCAACTCGTCAACAAAAAAGTTGATGAAACATTTCGGACTTGTTTGGAATCCCACGAATAGTTTTCTGGACATTCCAAGAAAGGGAAAAGTCATTTTGAATTTCCCTCTTCATGTGTGTGCAGTCATTGATGGAACAATCCATGACACGCATGACAACAGAAATAATACAAATAGAATTTATGGGTTTTGGAAATTCAAATGATTTTTCAAAACGGATGGGTTTTGTATGACAATAGAAAAATCTGTTGACAGAAATTAAAAACTCGATCTCAGAGTTTTGTATGACAATAGAAAAAAACCTTGACAGAATCTTTTTTGTTGATCTCAGAGTTTTGTATGACAATAGAAAAAAAATAAAACTATTTCATTTTTTCTATTGACTCTGAAACGAAATGGATTTAGAGTAGGGATAGTTAGATGAATGGTTCATCTGACGAACAAACTAAAAATAGAAAGACTACTACTATGGCACATATGATTGAAGACATTGACCTCGTTTACTCCGTTGAAAATACTGAATGGCATGGACTGGCACAAGTCCGCGAGGTGATCACCGAAACCGAGTTTGCTACTCTCTCCCATGAGATTATCGAATCTCCTGTCACTTGCCAAGTCGAGGGACAAACTATCGAACTTCCAAACCACAAAATCCTTGTGGCAGATATGCGCCAATCTCGTCCTGACTTGGAATCCGATAAGCAGTTCGTTCCTCTCCATGTTCCCAAGAATGGTTACAAGGTCATCAATAATCGTGAGGTGATCAACTGCATGAAGGAATCATTTGCTGGTCTTGATGTAAAAATCACTACCGCTGGCACTCTTGAAGGCGCGAAGAAGTTCTTCGTTAGCGTTGACATTGGCGACTCTGACCTCATCATCAACAAGGACAGCTTCAAGGCTTATGTGAACTTCATCACTGGTCACGATGGCACTTTGGCAATGACTGCTTATGATTCGGTCATCCGTATCGTTTGCATGAACACGCTGATGGCATCACGCCAAGCCGCTGGCGAGGTTGGTTTCTCTGTCTATCATACCAAGAATGCAGACTTGGCAATGAAGAACCTTCCCGAATTGTTCAATGCGATTCTCAAAGGACGCGCCAACTTGAAGGAAGTGATGGAGTATCTGGAAGGTAACAAGTGCGACCACAATGATGCTCTTGCGATGGCAGCAGGTTACTTCTGCTTGGAGACAGACAAAGCGGAACTCTCCACTCGCGCCATGAATGCTGCCCAAGGCATCGCTACCCTGTTCAGCCGTGGCATCGGTAACAAAGGCGAGACTCTGTATGATCTGGCTAACGGAGCTACGGAGTATTGGACGAGTGGTGAAGGAACAGGCAAAGGCAAGACCTCTGCTGCTGACCGCACTTACCGCTCGGTCATGGGAAGTGCAGCAACCCACAAGGAGGCGTTTGTGGCAATGCTGGCGAACGATGATCGTCGCAAGGACGCTCTGAAGATCGGCAAGCAAGCCATCGCACTCTCACTGGCAAGCTAAAGGATAGGGAACAAAAACCCACTCTCGAAAGGGAGTGGGTTTTTTCCTGTCAACATTTATTTCTATTGTCATACAAAACCCATACCCTATATTGTCATACAAAACCTGTTGCAATAGAACATCGTGTAAAAATAGAACATGGTGTAGCAATACCGCGAGTGTGTATGCGTGTATTGTCATACAAAACCATGAGTTGTAGAGTTTTGTATGACGATAAAAATAGTTCAAAATAGATATTGCAATAAATTCTGATTGGAATATATTGAAAGTCCAATGACATTACTAAACACACAAGAAATCCTTCAATGGAACACTGGAGCGCATTACACAGAACATGGTCAACGCATCGCCGCTATCGAAGTTGATGGTGGAGTTTTTATGAGCGATAAAGATCGAGGACTCCACTACTTCTTCCCCGATTGTCCATTTTATCAGTCGGAGATCATGCGCCGTTACCTTTACAATGAGAATTGTAAATACGATTCTCCCAGTGTTCGAGAGTTTGGACAATGGGCATTGATTGAATTGATGCACAAAGGACAATAAAATAACCAACCGAGAGGGAGTCGAAAGACTCCCTCTCTTTTTTTGTCAACAGATATTTCTATTGTCATACAAAACCTTCCATATTGTTTTGTCATACAAAACCCAATACCAAAAATTTTTTTCCCATATATAATGTATGACAATACATTTGGTTGTATTGTCATACAAAACCATCCCAACCCCAACAACCAAAAAGAGTTTTGTATGACAATAGAAAAAAACCTTGACAGAAATGAAAAACCTGATCTCCGAGTTTTGTATGACAATAGAAAAAAATAAAAATAATTGTGGACATATTGGAAGACCTGTGAGATAGTAGTTGCAGTCTCAAATGAGGCTACGGAGCAAAGCCAGCCGATCAAGTGGCAAGGGGCGGAAATCCCCATATTAAAATGCAAGTCGCAGACATCAAAAACATCCTCGCAACCCGTAAAGGCCAGAACCTCTCTGTCATCTTTGGCAAGGAATTGAAAACCCGCAAGGGGGTCACTGATTGCGTGGAGAAAGTAACCTCTATCGTCGTTCGCGGCGGTATTGATTACGACAATCAAGCCATTGTTAAAGAGGGTCGTGAAGACGGCTCCCTACCAACGGAAAATGCAGGGCTTCCATGGGGACAATGGGTAGAGTTTCCCTATCACATCGAACACAAGGGGACTGATTATGTCCGCTTCTATTCGGCTTCTGGACTCGCTTTCGAGCCAAAGGTGGAATACTACCTTAACGGAGTCCTCTCGGATAAGTTGACAATTCAGCCTCTCTGCCTTGCCAGTGAGTTTCCGAACCGCCAAGACGCACCTCTGGCGATGACGGTGAAAGCAGAGAATGTCAAGGCAATCTTGATCTGAACGAAACAAAGGGAGGGGGCAATCTGCCCCCTCCCACAACCAAAAAATCAAAATGAAAGCAATTCAAAAAATCCTCTCAATACTTTTCCCCTTCAAGGAACTCAACGGAAAGCCAAGCGTGTTCATTCAAGAAAAGAATACTCGCCCATTACAAGTCAAGGAATATCTCTGGCATCCTTCAAGAATTTAGGTGGTGGTCATAGCCGAGGGGGAGGTGTGGTAGCCTCCCCCTCATTTTTCTGTCAAGAGAATTTTCTATTGTCATACAAAACTATTTCCAAAATTTTTTTGGTAAACCATATTGTATGACAATACAAACGAAATGTATTGTCATACAAAACGATACAGGTTTCGTATGACAAAATAAAAAGATAAAAATAATTGTTGCAATAAAAACGAATTGGATTATTCTGAAGACTCAATCCTATGTTTACACCATCACCTAAAACAAAAATAGAATCCGCTGAAGTTTATCAAGATCGTTGCGTAGTCGATGAAGATATAGAGTTCGCTGATATGTCAAACCCACAAGGTTATATCTACGGAACATTCTGGTTCGTTCGTGCAATAGCACCAAACGGAGAAAGATTCCTTCATCGTCATCGCTTCGACGATATCACCGAAGCACAAGACCTTTGCTTTTCGGTTAATGGACGCAAAGAGATCAACGAGGTTCATTGGGATCGGACATATCCAGAGTACGGTTCGCCAGCTTGGGAGAACGAAGAGTGGGATCGTCGAGCGAATCTTTCGCTCGCTCTTAGTAACGGAGATCAAGAAGGTATTGACCGCTGGTCTTGAAAGATTCGGGGGGGAGGCGAAAGCCTCCCCTTTTTCTTTTCCTGTATCGTTTTGTATGACAATACATTGGGTTGTAGTGTCATACGAAACTATTCTGATTGACATCGCAAACTGCGATACCAAAAGGTTTTGTATGACAATATAAAAAAAGCTTGACAAAAACAAATTTGTTGATCTATCGAGTTTTGTATGACATTAGAAATAATTGAAAATTTTTGTTGTCATGTTCAATCGGTGTGTTAAATTGATTGCCTTATGACCACACCATACAAAACCGCCAAGCAAGCCGAATCAATCACCCACAGCCTCTCAACACCCTCGAAAATGCCTTGCCACGGCTATTCAATTCCAGCTTCTCGCTGTATTACTGGAAGCAAACTCAGAAAAGTAGCAAACTCAGTTTGCTCGGTTTGCTATGCCATGAAGGGGCGATATGTCTTTCTGATTGTTTTGGACGCTATGGAAAGGCGTTTCAAATCCCTCTTTAACTCGGCGTGGGAAGACGCAATCGTTTTTCTCATAGGGAAGAAAGAGAAAAGCGGCTTTTTCCGCTGGCATGATTCGGGCGATTTACAAGGGCAATGGCATTTGCAGAAGATTGTCAATGTCGCCCTGCGCTTGCCAGCTATCAAGTTTTGGCTTCCGACTCGGGAGATTTCAATTATCTCCGACTGGGTTAATGCTGGCAATAAGATTCCCGAAAATTTGACAATTCGCCTATCGGCTTTCATGTTGGACGGCGAGCCTCCGATTGCCGCCGCTAACCGCCTCGGCTTGTGCGTAAGCGGTGCGAGTGAAACGAATTGGAATTGCCCTTCATCAAAGCAAGAGGGAAAATGCGGTGATTGCAGGAATTGCTGGAATAAAGAAATTTTTCAGGTGAACTACAAAAAGCATTAGGTGGTGACATAGGCAGAAGCGGACATCCAAAGGGGTGTCCGCTTTCTGCTGTCAAGATTTATTTCTATTGTCATACAAAACTATTTTTCAATGCAACATGGTGTCGCATTGCTGCGTGTCGCGTATTGACACATATTGTATGACACTACAAGTTGTATTGTCATACGAAACAGGCATATATAGGGTTTTGTATGACATAATAAATAGTTGAAAATTTTTATTGCAATTGGATTCTCCTGTGTTATCTTGATTGCCTTATGCCAAACAAAAACACCATCATGTTCTACATCGGAGCCTCAACCGTACTCAAGCTGGATATCGATATCATCGAGCAGGTTTATTCCATCATCGAGCAAATCGTGAACGGAGACGACCTGTATGAGAATCCCAGTAAGGAGACTATCCTTGAAGCCTATGCTTCGCAGGAGAATCCTTTCAATGACCGCACATGGTCAGAATTGATTGGGGAGATCATGGCTGAACACCCAGTCAATATGAAGCTGGGAATCTAAAGCAGACATGGGGGAGGGAGTCGAAAGACTCCCTCTTTCTTTTGTCATACGAAACCTTCCAATTGTATTGTCATACGAAACCTTCCAATTGTATTGTCATACAAAACCCACACTCTGTTTCTATGCCGCACTCTGTTTCCATGCCATATCGTGTATGGATACAGCATCAATTGTCTGACATTCTTTTTTAAAGTTTTTGTTGCCATGTTCGGTGTTTGTGTTATTATGTTTGCAGATCGAAGGCAATCACGCCGACGACGAAAAAAAAACCACTACCACTAATACCACTATGGCTCGTCCACTAAAAACCAAAGAATCACTCGGCGCAATGAACTCGGTTCGCTTCGCATTGTCCATCGACAGAATGCTTTGCAAAGATGCAGAGACTCGGGGAGTCTCCAAAAGCGACATCATTCGTGCGGCTCTCGAAGCGTATTATGCTCCCGTTGTGCAGGTTACACAAATTACCAAGCCCGCAAAAGCTAAGGCAAAGGCAAAGGCAAAGCCTTAAAAGCCAAGGGTTTACAAAGACCACCTCAAAAGAGGTGGTCTTTTTTTATTGGCACGGAATTTGCTCCAAGCATTTTCTGTGCCAAGTGTCCAGAAAAAGTGTTTTATTTTCCGACCCACCCTGTGATAATTGTCTGACAAAAAAAAGCTTGACAGAAAAAAGTTTCTGGGCAATGCCCCCCCCCTACCTATATATGGGGGGGTACTCCCTATATAGGGGGTAAGCCATATAAGGGGGTACTTCCCTATATACCCCCCCCCCCCCCTTCCTTAACCCTCTCTCTTATTTTCCAAAAGTATTTTAAAATCTACCAAATCTTTAATTTTTGTATTATATGTGTCTTCCTTGAATGTCATCATGTTTGATGTATCGGTATAACCTTTTTTATATAGTGTGGCATTTTCAAAAAACTTTTTCTTGTTGATTATTCCACATATCCATCCTGTTTCCAAATTATCCAATATTCTTACAAAAACATAAAAGTCACATTTTTGTCTTGTATTATATGCAGCAACCGAACATTCATAATAATCTTTTGGTTTACTGGTACATTTTTTAGATTTTACATCAATTTTTACATTTCCCTTTATTAAATCATAATCATAGGTATTTTCTATTTTTGCCTTTAAAAAATCGGAAACCACAATTTCTCCCAAGAATCCGATAATATTTCCCTGCCCTTTCATGAAGGAATGTTTTAATACTCCTAATTCCTTTGCCTTCTCTTTGGCATTTTCCACCCATTCTTTTTTTATTTCCACCTGTATCATAATATTTTGATATATTATTCTATATTAACAGCAAAAGAATTTACGAAGAAAATGATTTATTTCAAATTGATCTTTAATTTGTGATTTAACATTATCCAGATATTCAATTCCTTCTTTGCTTGTTATCCAATCAATTCTTTGTTTCACCTCTCTTCTTTTTGTTTCCGCTGATAATATCTTGGTTTTAAGTGTATACTTCAATTCATCAATTTCATCATCATCCCAAGGTTTATTTTTTAATACTTTTTTATTTCTTCTATATATAGAACTTTTTACATCATCTATTCTTTCTACTATATTAGGAAAATATTTGCTTGATAATAGGGTATTGCATTCCATACAGGCTTTTACCTTTACTCCCTCCGATGATCCTGCTTTAATTCTTTTTTTCATTGAATAATAACTAAAAGGGATTACATGATCTTGACAGTTTGGTGGTTCTCCGCAATATAAACAATGTTCCCAAGACCCTAAAGAAATATTAAAAGTAGATGGGTCGAAATCTTCAAAAACTACAATATTGCTTTTATGGAGAACAATATCATTTTCTTTAATACATGAAGAGGTTTCTTTCTTTTTTTCTTTCTTTTTTTCTTTAATCTTTTTTGTGTTATTTAATTGACAGCAAGATTTAGAACAAAATTTTTTATATTTGTTTATTGTTTCGAACGCTTCTCCACATTCTAAACAATTTATTTTTATTTTTTGTTTTTGTGAATCATGATAACTATAAAAACAACGCCTAGAACAAAATTTTTGCCAATTTCTGTTTGTATTAAAAATATTATTACAACCCTGACAAATGGGTTTCTTAACCTCTTCCAACTTCTCAAAAAAATTTAGTTGTTCCATAAATTATTATAAGTATATCATATGCGAAGCAAAGACCAAATATTATTGGAGAGTATTTATCAAAGATATGTTTTATCTGAATCTGTAAAAAAAAGTTTTCTAGATGATTTCTATATTCTTTTAGAAAAGGGTATGAATAAATTGGGACTTTTTAGTAAATCAAAAGACATAGACTTGCTCGTAAACAATTTTGAAGATTCTGTTAAATATAGACAATATAAATCAAAGATACAAAATAATTTAAGTAATTTGATAAATAGTAATTTTTTAAATAACCTTAAAGATATTCCATTTGATCTTCAAAAAATAGAAGTTTATATTCAGATTGATCCAAATTTAAATCAAAATTTCAACCTAGGTGGTTTTTATAATAATCAACAATCACTCGTAAGGATTATAATAACACTAAATGACATTGTAAAAAACATAGACGAATTTAGAAATGAAATAAAATATGTTCTATTTCATGAGATGGTACATGTCAGACAAATATACGAAGATAAAGAAATGATACCTCCCACATCAACATTAGGTGGAGGAAAAACTATAGAATACTGGAAGAAACAATTTAAAGAATATTTCATGCATCCCGCAGAATTGGAAGCATATGCATTGGAATATAATTATCGTAACAATAATGATCCCAAAAATATAGAAAATTTTGTTATGAATTTATTAGAAAGACTTGGTTTTGATAAAAACGAAAAACTCTTAATGGATCTTTATCAAGACTACATTAAGAGTTTTTCTGAAAGTGTTAAAACTTATAAATACATTGAAATTTAAACATCAATATTCCAAATTCCATTATAATCATTAGTCCACATATTTTTAATTTCACTAGTATCAACGATTACCGCAGAAAAAGAATCGCTATCATTAACACCTTCAATAACATTTTTTCCGAAGAAATTGCTCAATTTGATGTTTTTCATACTATATTCAAATTTATTATTTTTGAATATGTTTATTTTTTCTGGATCTAAATTCAATTCTTTGTCTTTTGAAATATTCAAAATTCCACTTCCAATTAAGGTAATGGGAATATTCAAAGAACCCTTATCGTTTGTGAGTTTTCCGTTGATTACGTTATTTTTATTTTTTTCTATTTTGAGGTAGTTCATACATACCATAGTAACCGAAACACCCTAACTCGTCAATATATTTTTTAAGAATTTTGTAATCTTTGTATATATTCTTTTGTTTTGATACAGGCATTTAAAGTGTTATCTCTAACAACATCACTTCCTGCTTTAAGCATACCTAGCTTTTTAATAAAACTATTCACATACTCATAGGTATCATTTATATTTTCTATTCCGTTATTTTGTATTGTAGCAATAAAAGTTTTTCCTATATATTCGGGTATTCCGTTTTCTTCTCCGAAAAACGAAACAATATCATTTATAATGTTATTATCGTTTTGTTCAAAATTTTCATATAGATTGATATATATGTTTTGTAAATTTTTTTGATCGGTATTGTGCATATTTAATATTTACTTCTAAAAGGTGAGTGTGTTATAAAAAAATTTAAATATTTGGGTTTCTTAGAAGATCAAAAAGTTGTAGAATAAGATTGTCCTTCAATACCCAATTCTCTCCGTTTTCTTCTCCCTTTTGATTTAGATGGTTTAATAGTTCTCTGGCATCATTCTCTGATAAACCCTGCAATAAATCTCCCTGTTCTACCGAAGGATTTGGTCTTCCCAATCCTATTTCCAATTGTGAAAACTTATCATTCTCTTCTGCCCTGTCTTCTTCATCGGAATCTATTCTTTCTGTTCTAAATCTTTCTGGACTCATATTCATGTCCCTTGTTGGACCATTATTGTTAAAATCTGCAATTTCTTCTTTTAAAATATTGGAATATGCTTCTGCGAGCATCATGGTATCTTTGTTCTTCATTTTATATATTTACACACAATAAGTATAAATATATAAAACTATGAGAAGCAAAGACCAAATATTACTGGAGAATTTATATAATAATCTACTTTTAGAAAAAGACCATAGACAAAAGATGTTATCTTTTGGTATGCCCCAAGATGTTGCGGATTATCTTCATAATTTTAATGATAAGTATTCACTTTGGTTTGCGGATAAAATTAAAAACATGAAGGCGTTCCAAACATCGATGAATAAAATAAATTGGATTCGCACAAACTTGGAAACAAATATGACTGGTATTATGGATTGGGTTAGAAACGTACCCAATATAAATTTAAAACAATTTAATTGGGATCAAGCAGTTGAAGCACAAACAAAGTATCATGAAAACTTACAAACTAATACTTTGGAAGGTAATGAAAAAAATACAATTATAAAACAATATAAAGATGGTTTTTATTGGGTTGATTTGGAAAGTACAAACGATTGTGAAGAAAGTGATGCTATGGGACATTGTGGGCGTACAGGTAAAGCAGATACATTATATTCATTAAGAAAATATTTCAAAGAAACGCAAACCATAGAACCTTTTATAACGATGGCAATAAGTCCGGATGAAGGTATTTGGTATCAATGTAAAGGTAAAAGAAACTCAAAACCAAAGAAGGAGTATTATCAATATATAGCGGATATATTGATAACTAAAAATTGTTTCGTTTTTAAAACCGAGTATGATTCGACACACGATTTTACAAATGTAGATTTTGAACAATATGTTAGACAACATTCAAATGAAATACCAAACAGCGACGATATATTAGAAAAAATATCCGACAGTAATGTTTCATATGCACAATTTAAAAAAATACTTAAAGAATATAACTTTCCAATTTATTCAATTTATTTAAATGATTATGATGAAGGTGTATATATAAATGAAGATTTTGGTTTAAACTTAGATTATAATGAATTTCCAGATATTCCTAATATAAAATCCATTATAGAAGAAAACCAAGGTAACTATAGTAATGCAGAACATTTAAAAAATATGTTTAATCGATTTGATGTTTATCCAAATATTATACAAATATCTACATCTGAAGATAGTGAATCGTTTTTCATAAGTTGTGATTCAGATTCTTCAGATAGTCAGTTTGGTTTTAATGATGAAGGTCTAGCTGCGTTTAAGAGAAAATGTGAAAGTGTTTTTGATTCAAATGAAAACTTTGATAGAGAGGATTTCATAAAAAAATTTAAAATTGCAATAACTAAAGAAGGATGGGTGAGTGACGAATATGCAAGTTTATTTTCTGAAATAAAAGAAGAATATGGAGATAAATTAACAATTAATTATGATAGAGATAATGATGCATCGGTTACATTTCCTTCTTTTGAAAATCCATTATTAAAATTCAAAAAAATATTAAACCATTGTTATTTTGCATTAGGGTATACGAAAAATAGAGATTTAACCGATGAAGAAAAACTAGAATATCCGTATGTTCAATATACAATTGATTTTTTTAAATATTTTATTTTTAATTATTTAGAAGTTCCAGATGTTTTTAGTATTACTGGTGATCGAAGTAGTGATAAGATTTACGCAATATTAAATTTAGAATATGATGAAAAAAATTCATATGATTATAAAAAAATAAAATCATCTTTGGATTTGTTAATTTCAAAATACAATCAAATGATTGATAAATTTAAAAACTTTTGTGATTCAATATTAATACCAAATGTTGAGAGTGCAAAAAAATTAAAATTTAGTGATGTTTTTTTTAAAGAAGAAGATATTCTTAATATTTTAAATAGGTTTAAAAGAAAAGAAAGATCAAATGCTTCATTATATCTATATTCTAAAGATGATGGAAAAAAATTAACATCAGTTTCGATTTGGGGGTTTGATATAACCAGAAATCTAGACGATGATGACGTAGATAAATTTGAAAAAATTATTAAATCTAATAAGAATAATGAAATTACAAATGATGAATTTTCATCTATAAAAAGTATTATCATACCGGAGATAAAAAATATCGTCAATGATGATTTAGAAAGAAGTTCAAATTTCATTTTTTCTCCTTATGATAAAAATTTAGTAAGAAAATTTCTTTATGATAACATTGGTGGTCAGATGAAAATGAATTTTGAACAATACATTTTAGAAAAATATAAAAGAATGTCCGCTGGAATGGACGTGGAAGATATTGCAAAGAAACACAAGGTTTCTGTTTCTACTATTAAAAAACAATTAAAGATAAGTAAAAAGGTAGAAAAAGAACATGGAGTAAACATGAAAAAAGCTAAAAGAATTGCAATGGATCATCTTGCAGAAAACCCTAAGTATTATACAAAGTTAAAGAAAGCAAAACTATAATGAAAAACAAAGACCAAATATTACTGGAGAATTTGTATTTAGAAGGATTATATTCCGATGATACAGATGATGAAATCGAAGAAGACGAAATGGAACCTTTATATATAAGAGGAGAATACTGGTTTGATGAATACGGAGATACGATGTATGCCGATGGTGATTATGGAGATATGAACCATGAGATGTATGTGCAAGATCGTTGTGCAGGAGAAGTATTGAGTTGGTTTGATTTACATAGTGATGAATCTCCGGTCAATTTGGAAAATCATCTGGATGAAATGATAGAAATTATTTTAAATAAGTTGAATATCAGCGAAGATGACGAGGATTATGATATAAAGAAAGAAGAAATTGAAAATGATCCTTATGATGCTATAATAAATTATTTAGAAACAAATACTCAAATGAAGGGTCCAATATCTGATATAGTTTTTTTAGGGGCAGATCGATCCCGTGTTGATGGTAGAGAATTTGCAATAAAGGAATGGGGATGGTCAAGAGTTCATCAAAACCATATAGAAGTAAAAGAATTAACTCCTAAACAATTAAAAATTGTTGCCAGTGGAATAAATCGTGCATTGGAAGAAGAAGGTGTTTACGGAGAAGATGAAGAATTACGCGCATCTCAATCCGAATATAATATATCTACATACACCGGAAAAAGATATAAAATTAAATTAGAAGATATGCAAAGTGGAAATGTTGAAGGTTTGGAAAGAGGAGATATAGAACAACCAGTAACTGCTGCTACTCAACAGGTTCGTCAGATGGACGTAGAACAAACACCATCTTTTTATAAAGGACAATTGGGAGATTCTTATATTCCATCATTCGGAAAATATTTTCAATTGGTAGAAAAAAAAGAAAAAAGGCGATAAGGTTAAATGATAAGCAAAGACCAAATACTATTGGAAAATCTTTATTTAGATATTCTAAATGAATCGGGTTCTTTGTATGCATGGATGAATCCATCAGGGGAAATATTTTCAAATAAAGGAGAGGGGCATTTCTCATCTGGTAAAAAAATTTTACAGGATAGATACAATATGCCGACAAAAGATATGATGTTTGCAAATCAGGTATATGATTTGCTTTTTATAAAAGGTTGGATGAGGTTGACATATATTGGAAGCGAATTATATTGTCATAATAATAAAATGAAACCAAATCAAAAACAATTAAGAGAATTAAAAAATTTGGCTATAGAAAATAAAATGTCAGATATATATTTTGATGATGAGTACGGCGAAGATTATCATAGTATTTGGAGTTCTCAATAATTTGGAATAAATATAATATATGAATATAAAATCAATAATAGAAAACGTTTTAACAGAAGCATGTTGGAAAAATTATAAACAAGATGGAATGAAGAAAAAAGGAAAAAGAATGGTTCCTAATTGTGTACCAAAAAAGAAAAAGAAAAAATGATCTCTTTTAAAAAATATTTTCTTCTAGAATCACCTGAATATATTGATGGTGTTTATGATAGAACAATGTATGATTTTATATATTTTATGGGAGATTCGGAAGGAGTTTTTTTAGCACCATATAATACCGGAAGAGAATCACATTCATATGTTTTTAGAGAGCTTAGACATAGAGGAATTATAAATAAAAATTATAATGTTGTGTACCCAATAGAAAACAATGATGATATTAAAGTTTTGGGAAATCCCCAAAAAATAGATTTCAACTATTCTGGTGTTATTTTACCAAAACAAGAAGATATCGATTCCACATATATATCGTATTGGACAAAGGAATCTTTTTTAAAATTGAATGATATAATTTTACCTTATGTTAAAAAGAATATGCCATCTCCATATGCTATGGAATATGTAAAAAAAGAAATTCGATTAGATGATGATGGACCAAAAACAGAAGTTATAAGAATTAAATAATATGAAAACCTTTAAAAAATATTTTCTAGAAGCTATTTCTCTTTCTGTTGCAAAAGAGAAAAATATGACCCGAAAAAAAGCGGGGCATATATAAACAAACAGGTAAATGATGTTTTTGGTAATAAGGATAGACTTATATATGATTTTGATTTAGATGTAGAAAAAGACTATTCAAATATTAAGACCGATCCAACAAGTACTTTTTATAAAATAAATGAATTATTAGAACAGTATAACTTTTATATTAAAAATATATCCGATTATATAAAAGGAATATGTTATAAACAAAATGATAAAAATGTATATAACATAGGAAAAATATTAAATAAATTTGGACAAGAGACGGAACTTATCACAAAAAAAGGTGGTAAAATAAAAACCACCGAAGAAGTCGAAATGTATAAATCAGATCCAATAAAAAACATAACATCAAACGAAATGGTTGTTGTAGTTTCTCGTCATCCATATGATATATATGGAGCATCTACTGATAGAAGTTGGACATCTTGTATGAATTTGGAAGGCGGTGAAATGAAGTGTGCATTAAGTGCTGATGTTTCTAAAGGTTCTATTGTATTATATTTGGTTCCTAAATCTGAATTAAGAGAAAACGGTAAGATAGCATTGAAAAAACCACTATCTAGAATTTTATTAAGACCAATGGTTAATAAAGAGCAAGAGTTGGCATATGCAGTTGGACCAAATAAATATGGCGCAAAAATAGAAAAATTTAAAACATTTGCTACAGATTGGGCTACCGAAAATTTTAATTCAAAGGTAAAAAATAAAAAAGGATTTGTTTATTTAAAAGGTTTATATACTGGAGATTATTCCGAATATCCAAATTTAGATAGAACCCAAGAAGATTTGTTAAAGGATAGAAGATTGGAGTTTTTAGATAAAGCAAGAGAAGTAACAGATAAATTTAAAACGTTTCTAAGAAGAGCAACAATATCAGATAATTTTACAAGTTTATCGTATAGTGCGCAGGTTAAAAACAATATATTAATTTTTAATTCAACAGTAAACATTAAAATACCAGTCGATGCATTAGGGAATATATTTGAAGATAAATTATATTTTAATAGTATTAATAAAGAAGAAATAAAAAAAGAATTGAATAATAAAAATAGCGATATATCAAAATTTTTCAATGCTGTTTCAAATAATTCGGTTTTAACCGATAAATTAAATGAGATAGATATGACAGCAAATAAATTAATTTTAAGTTATTCTTCCGATAGTGAAAACGATAATGTTCATGATGAATTATTAAGAGAAATGTTTCCTATAATACAAATATATTATTATTTTTACGAAAGAAACAAACCAAAAACTTCTATATGAAATCTTTTAAACAATATATAAAGGAAATGGCTTATCCTGTAAGTTTTTCTTTTGAAGAATTTAATAACATTAAATCATATAATGGTAAATTGAAATATGCTAATGAAAGATTGCAGAAAATATCTTCCGGTAGTGCCAGAGTTGTATATAAGGTTGATGAAGAAAAAGTTTTAAAAATAGCCAAGAATAAAAAAGGAATCGGTCAAAATTCAATAGAATCTGATTGGGGATTGCAAAGAATGTCTGATATAGTTGCTAAAATATTTGATACAAATGAAGATCACTTTTGGGTTGAAATGGAATTGGCTAAAAAATTAACACCAAATAGATTTAAACAATTAACTGGAATGAGTGTAAATGAAGTTCAAGACATTCTTAATGTTATGTATACTTTAAATAATAGTTCTCGAAGAAATTATTTAAAACCTGAACAATTAAAGGAATTACAAGATGAATTTAGTCAGAAAGTAAACGACAATGAATTTTTAAATTCATTAACGGATATGATTATGAATTTTGGAATGAAGTATCCGGGTGACTTCGGGAGGGTAAATTCCTATGGTGAAGTTCTTAGAGAAGGTGTTCCAACAGTAGTATTGGTTGATTTTGGTCTTAGTGAGTCAGTTTGGGATGATTTTTATAAGGTTAATTAATTTATTATCAAAAACAAATAAGTATATATGATAATAATATGTCGCCAAAAAAAACAAATTGGAACAAGAGGTTAAAGTCCGAAGAAACCCGAAAGAGAAGAAAAAAGGGAGAAGGCTTTGTCACATCTTCTTTTTCTGTTGAGGAGGTTTTAGATGAATCGGGAGAAGTTTTAGAAGACACTCTTATTAAGTTTTCTTTTGGTGGTATTTTGATTTATTTGAGTGTTGCAAATTCTTTAAAATTAAATAAACAATTAACCGACATTTTGAATTTAAAAAAATAAACTTGATTTTTTAAAAACATTATATTATAATTTTTTATATGAGTGCAGGTAAAGGTGACGATCCAAGACCAGTAAACAAAAAAAAGTTTAATAAAAACTTCGATGAAATTTCATGGAAAAAAGTAATTGAAAAAAAAGAATTAAAAAATAAAAACGGAAAAGTTAGTTATCTATACAAATAATTCTTAAAACTTTCCAAAGAAAGTATATCATCTTGTATTTCTTTATTGTGATCCATTAATCTTTTAATATATCCACTATTTCTTAAATTTTTAAATGTAAGATTACCAACAGAATATTCTCCTTCTTCTTTTAATCCATCGACTCTAATTTTTTTAATTTTTTTTCTTAAATCTTTTAATACATCTATATCTCTTCTGTTATTTATAGCATCTTCTATTTCATATTGGATTCTGGAAACCAATGTTAAAACTTCATGATCATCCATTGTTCTGGTTGGTTTAATTGGTTTTATGTACCATTCATCTTTTAATAAATCATAAATAGCTTTTCCGGTTAGTTCGGTTTCTTCTGTTTTAATATTCACCTCAATCTTATAACCTCTAATAAAAATATCGTGTTCTTTATTAAAAATTTTACTTCTAGTATCAAAATAATCCGAAACCGTATCCATACATTTTTCATCTAATACATCAACTATTATGTGTAAATCTATGTCACTTAAATTATTCCAAACATAAGTTGCGAGAGAACCAGTGAAAAATATATTTTTAATTTCTATAGGAGTTTCTATATTTTTTAAAAATATTTTAGCTACATTTAATAGTCTTTCTTTAACATCCGAATCTATTCGTTTACTATTTTTCCAAATATTTTCATTTAATTTATTCATTTATTTGTGTTGTGATTGTAAATATTAAAAAATATTTATTCCATGAGATGAAATATATACTACTAATATTAATGATATTTTTTTTATCTTTTATTTCTACTATAGTTTTATGTTTAGTTACATCTTTTTCAAATTTTACATTTTTAGTTTTTAATTTTTTTTTATGTTTATGTTTTGGTATTATTTTTTACAATATTGTAGTGTTCTCTGTTTGCAAATTTTTAGAAAAAAAATATGATGTTTGATAATTTAATTTTTAAACAAAATGGTAAATTTTATATAAATTTAAATAATTCCAATTTAGAGGTGGTTTTATACAAAGGAGATAGTATAAAATTTTCTCATAATGGTCAAAAATACTTTGCTAAAGTTATAAAGATTGTTGATAATGTTTGTGAGTTGTGTATAATATAAATATGTCATTGAGAATTGATAATCCTATACCAAAAGAAGAGTTTTTATATCTAGTAGAGACTAGTGAAAAAGATAAAGAGGGAAATAACCATTTAGAAATAGCTCAATATAGAAAAGAAAAATTTTGGTTTTTTGGTTGGGATAAGCCAGAAGATTTGGAAAATTTTCTTTCTTGGAAAGAACTTGTTGTTGGGATTAAAGAATAATTTTTTGTAAGTATATGAAATGCCATATACTTTAAAAAACGATGTTTCTTCTGCCCCACTTAATTGTAACGTAGGTTATAATAATAGCTGGATTCATGTTGATAATAATGCTGGTAGAGAGCTTTTTGCGCAAGCATCTTACATAACTAATTTTTCAGATATAAACATTAGTTTATCTGCAAGTGACCTAGACATAGGTTCGGTACATATATTAGATCCCGATAGCGGATTAAAAGCGGATGTTGTGCCAGTTGGAATTGGAATTGGTGCATTAAGAGTTATAAGTCAAGATTTAGAATCTTCCGAAGATGATGTAACTATTGGTGATAGATTAGGAAATTTTGCATCGGTATATGCTCCTTTAAGCGCACTTAAAGTTTATAATACTAATCCTATATCTTCTGTAGATATAACAAATATTGTTACAGTAAAGGCATCTAATACATTTCCAATATCTGGATCTGTAACCATTTTAAATCCAATAACATCGGTTAATGTTTTAAATTTTCCAACACAATTAACTGCTATTAGTATTACTAATCAGTTAACCGGAATAAATGTTTTAAATCCAGTAACATCGGTTAATGTTTTAAATTTTCCAACACAATTAAGTTCTGTTAGTATTTTAAATCCAGTAACTTCTGTTAGTATTTTAAATCCAATTACTTCTGTTAGTATTTTAAATCCAATAACATCGGTTAATGTTTTAAATTTTCCAACACAATTAAGTTCTGTTAGTATTTTAAATCCAGTAACTTCTGTTAATGTTTTAAATTTTCCAACACAATTAACTGCTATTAGTATTACTAATCAGTTAACAGGAATAACTATTTTAAATCCTGTTACTCAAATTACTACGTCCCAAGAACCAACTCAGCTGGATGCGTTTGGCAGATTAAGAGTGTCTTCCCCCATGACTTTGTTTGATTCTTCACATCGTTATAGGGATAATAATTTATGGTCTACACTATCTGCAAATGGGGGTTCGGTTTCATTCAATCCATCACAGGGATTGATGGAATTAAATGTTACTAATACGGCAGGAGCAAGTGCGATAAGAGAAACAACAAAGGTATTTTCCTATCAACCCGGTAAATCCTTGCTTGTCATGAATACATTTGTCATGGCTTCTTCTGCTACTAATTTAAGACAGAGGGTGGGATATTTTGGACATCAGAATGGAATATACTTTCAGCTAGATGATGGTAATATTAGTTTTGTTGAAAGATCCCTTGTCACGGGTTCCGTTACAGAGAGTGTAGTTTCACGATCTAATTGGAACGGCGATAAACTAGATGGAACTGGTTCTTCTGGTATAGTTTTAAATATAACCAAAGCTCAAATTCTTTGGATGGATATTGAATGGCTTGGTTTGGGTACGGTTAGAGTTGGTTTTGTTATAAACGGACGGTTTATTGTTTGTCACTCATTCCATCATGCTAATATTATAGATTCAACTTATATTACTACAGCTTCTTTACCTTTAAGATATGAAATAACAAATAAAGCAGCAACAGGTGGATCTAAAACATTAAAACAAATATGCTCTACTGTTATTTCCGAAGGTGGTTATGAATTAAGAGGATTACAACAAGCAGTAGGAACTGCTATAACAGCACCAAAAACTCTTACTACAGCAGGGACATATTACCCTGTAGTTTCACTTAGATTAAAAGCTTCTCCAAATAGATTAGATGCAATAGTAATCTTAACAGCAATATCTATGATGCCTGTATCAACAGGTAATTTTAATTGGCGAGTAATTGCCAATGGAACAACTGGTGGTGGAGGTGCTTGGCAGGACGCAGGAGTTGATTCAGCAGTTGAATATAAATTAGATGGAACAAGTATTACAGGAGGAAGAATCTTAGCAGAGGGTTATCTAACTGCTAACGCTACTTACGGAAATTCGTCAATCATCAATATTCTTAAAGAAGCACTTTTCAAATTTCAATTAGAAAGAAATGGGTTAACCAACACTCCTTATGAAATTACTTTAGCATTAACATCAAGCACTGGTGGGGAAACTGCACATGCTTCAATAGATTGGGAAGAAGTTAGTCGTTGATACATTAAAAACTAAATATAATATATGTTTAAATATATTGTAGGATTTTCTGCTTTAGTTGTTGCTGGATGTGCTGCATTCTTTTCGGTACAAGGTCTTGCAACATTATATTCTGGTCAATTTATAGCAGTATGTATAATGGCTGGTGGTTTGGAATTTGGTAAATTAGTTGCTGCTAGTTATTTGCATCGTTATTGGAAAGAAACTAATTTTTTATTAAAATCATATTTAATAATTGCTGTAATATCTTTAATGACAATAACATCTCTTGGTATATTTGGATTTTTAACATCAGCATACCAAGAAAGTCATGTAAAAATTGAAATGGTAGATTCTAAAAAACAAATGCTTGAAACTAAAAAAACATCAATTACAGAACAAATTGATGTAAACAAAAAAAGAATAGATGTTTTAAACGAAATAAGAATTTCACAAGAACAAAGAGTTAAAGAAGCAGGGAATTATAAATTACCAAGAGAGCAAGCATATGCCGCAATAGAAAAAGCAAATTCTGAATTAAATGAATTACAAGAAAAAAATAAAAATTATTTTTTAGAAATAAACAATATAGAAACAAATCTATTGGAATTAAAAGCAGAAGAATCTAAATCAACCGATATAGGAACTTTGAAATTTGTTTCTGAACTTTTCAATTTAGATATTCAAACTATTGTTAAATGGTTTACTATTATAATAGTTTTAGTTTTTGATCCACTAGCGGTTTCTCTGGTTCTTGCTTATAATAATATAGTGGAGAAAAAATACAAAAAGGAAGAACCAACCGAAGAAAAGAAAAAAGAAGAACCGAAACAAAAATTTAATTTGTTTAAAAGAAAAAGCATACCTCTTAATGTAAAGTATAAAGATAAATAATATATCTATGCGTTATTCTTCAAACAGATCTTATAGAGATACTATAAATGAAGAAGTTGAAAAGCTAATGCAAAAAATAGATAAAAAAACAAAAAAGAAAAATTGGTTAGTTAGATTTTGGGAATGGTTGATTTGTATGTATAAAAAAATTGCGAAGAAATTATAATTTCTTCGCAATTTTTAAAACAATTTTGTAAAAACTAACTCACTCTAATCGTCTTGTTCAAAGAACAAACTGTTGCTCTTTTGTTATGAACAACAACTGTTTCCACACCAGTTACATCTTCGGTGTAATTAACTATAGAAAATCCATTTTGCCAATTTGCACCGGAAACATAAGTCGGATTCAACTTACAAGCACAACCATTTTCATAATTCTTAATAATTTGATCTGGGCGAGATCCAATACGCGGAATTCTCTGACAAGTAGAACCAATTCTGTGAGTATGATTTGTGATAGTTGAAGCATAGCGTTTTTCGAATGTTCCTCTCGCAGAAAATCCACCATTTTTTCTCACTACATCTCCATGAAGAACAAACAAATCATCTGGAAGTTCAACAATAGATTCTTCGTCTTCGTTAGAGTCAATCAATTTAATTCGTGACCAACTTTCATGTGGATGGAACACTTTCGAATATGAAAGATTGTTCGCAATAGTAGGAATACACAGGAGTTGTTTAATATCGTCACTAGAAGAGATATAACGCCACCAGCGACCTTCTACACCATTTCCAGAATGGTTTCCATTAGTTTCCAAAATCTCTGTTTGATATGGTTCTGTAATATCATGTAAAAGTTTTAGAAATTTATGATATGCCAAAATTTCATCGTTCAAAGTATGCGTGTGGCGAGGATCTTTTGAATAACGACTGATCGATAACATATCAACCGTATCACCATTTAGAATAACCTTCTGTGGTTTAAGCTCATCTACAACTTGTAGAAAAATATCTAGAGTATTCCAACACTCAACCCCAAAATGAGTATCACCAATAACAAGAGCTATTTTATTTGGTTCAAAATATGTTCTCGGTCTTGGTGGTGCAGGATATTGAACAGCTTTGATATTCATTAAAATTTCTTTGATTTTTTGTTCATCATATTTAGAAAAATTAGAAACGAATAGAGAAGGATCTAATTGATCAGACTCTTGTTCGGTGATAATATCTACTCTATTATCATTCTCATCATAAGAAGATTCTTCTTCAATAATAGTAGTTTTTACTTTGGTGGTTCGCTTTCTACCAGTAATCCAATCGAAAACGGTTGACCTTGGTACACCTAAAATTTCTGAGATTTCGGTGTTAGATTTTCCCTTTTTGTGTAGGGACAATACTTGTTCTTGTTTTGTTTGTTTTGAGTTTGTATTAATGCTCATCTACTTCAGATTACTATATAAAAAAATATTGTCAAATATAATTTTTTAGAGGTAAATATTTGATACTAAAATATGCCAAATTCAATGGATAAATTTAATGACTTTGAAAACAAACATAGAGCATTTATAAACTTAGTAATAAAACCACTATTAACATTAATTGCTTTTTTAAGTATGGGATACTATACAATGTGGCTATCTACAAACTATGTTCGACAAGATAAATTTAGCTCATATGTAGAAAAACAAATAGCATTTGATAAACAACAAGACGAATTGTTGAAATCTAGATTTGATATAACACAAACAAAATTAGAAACTATAATAAATCAACAAATAATTTTTAACGAACAACTTAAAACATTTAATACTTTGACCGCATCTTATCAAAAACAAATTGATTCACTGAATGATAGAATAATATATTTGGAAAGAAAAAAATGAACAAAATGTCTCATCGTCAAGGTATAATAATAAAAGATACCAACAATGGAATAAAAGAGGGAGAGTTGATACAGATAGTATCGGAAGATGGGGAAAATTTTTTAATTAGAAGATGTTATGCTTCACCAGTAGAAAAAGTTTCTAAAAATTTTATAAGAATTGTATAAAAAGGAAATGTATAGAGTAAGTATAAATACATACTATGAAAAAAGATGATATTTTATTGAACGAAGCCTATAACAAAGTAATTGAACAACAATTAGATGAAGATTTAGGTTCTTTTTTTAAAACCGTAGGTGGTGATGTTGTTAGAGGAATTGGTGGTGCTGCTAAAAAAGCTGTGATTGGCGCACAAAAAGGATTTTCTAAAACCAAACAAATGGGAATTGGTGCTGTCGCAGGAGCAAAGGGACAAGATCCTCGTTCATTACAATCATATAAAGATCAACAAATAAAACAAGGAGAACTTTCAAAAAAACGAAATGAAGTGGATAGTCAATATACAGGACAAAGATTGACACAATATTTAAATAGTATGTTAACTGGTGTCGTAAGAGACGTTAAAAATTTAGGATTAGGTATAGAGGACACCGATGCATTAAAACAAGATTTGTTCAATACTTTTAAAAAACATTTAAAACAATCTGGAACAATTCAAGCAGCTGGAACAGGATTGGTTCGTTCTGGAAGTAAGGGTTCAGTAAAATTAAATAAATAATATTGACAAAAAAACATAGTTGTATTTATAATACTACTATGTTTTCTAGATTAGAAGAAATTGCAAAGTCTCTAATAGACGAGAATTCTTTTAAAACAAGATGTCGTCATTTTTCTTTTATTTTATACAAAAGAAAAATAATATCTATTGGTATGAATTGTAAGAAAACACATCCAATAAATTTATTAAATCCAAAATTTTCTAAAGAAAATGGATCAAATGTTTCAGATCAAAAACAAATATGTTCCGAATTGAATTCTATTTTAAAATTGAAAAGAATGACGAATATAGATACAAATAAATGTATATTGGTAAATTTAAGATATGATAAAAATGGAAACTTGGCATTATCAAAACCTTGTTCTTCGTGTGAAAATTTATTGAAATATCATAATTTCAAAAAAATAATATGGACTGATGATAATGGAGAATATGTTCTCCGTAAAAAATATTTTGACATTTTTAAAAAATGTGAGTAAAGTTGTTCTATGAAACTTGCGTCAATAGAAGTTATAAAAAATATCAAAGTACATCCAAATGCAGATTCTTTAGAAATCGCAGAAGTTTTGGGTTGGCAGACAGTAGTGAAAAAAGGAATCCACAAAGAAGGTGATACGGTTGTTTTTATTACAATTGATACTATTGTTCCTCGTTGCGAATGGTCTGAATTTTTGGTAGATCAAAAGAATCCAGATAAACCTATTAGATTAAAGAATATAAAGCTTCGTGGGGAATATAGTTCTGGTTTGGTTATTCCAATGATTGAATTTCCTTTACAATTTGAATCGTTGGATGTTGGTGATGATGTAACAGAAATACTTGGAATTCAAAAATACATAAAAGAAATTCCTGCTAATCTTTCTGGAGAAACATTAGGGGATTTTCCAACCAGTATTATATCGAAGACAGATGAGGATAATGGATTGAATGATCCGGATTTGGTAGATAGGGTTCTAAATCATGACGACCATATCACTATTACTCAAAAGCTGGATGGTAGTTCAATAACTATTATTGTTGAAAACGGAGAAATCGCCCAAGTTTGTACAAGAAATCTTTCCAAGAAAGAAACCGAAAACAATACATTTTGGAAAGCGGCGAGAAAACTTACTATTCCACAAAATTGGACTGGTACTATACAAGGAGAACTTTGTGGTAATGGTATTCAACGCAATCAGCTTAAATTGGAAGATGTTAAGATCTTTGTATTCCAAATTAATCATGATAAAAAATACATGACATATAAGGAGATGAAAGATTTTTGCGAAAATTCTTTACATTGTGACATCGTTCCTTTAATATGTGAATTGGATATTAGAGCCACAGTAAAACTATGGACGAATCCATTGCAAAAACTACAAGAACTGGCAGATAAACAAAAATATCCAAGTGGTCTGGAAGGAGAAGGAATTGTAGTAAGACCTTCTTCATACCCAAGAAGCTATGCTTCTCGTCGTCCACTTGGATTCAAACTCATCAACAGAAACTATAAAGACTAATATGTACAAACTAGAAAGAAAAGAAAACGAAGGTAATTGGTATGAAGTAATGCTTTCTCCCTTTAAAACTAGGGAAGAGATTAAAGTATACCATGCAAAGTACAGCAAATATTATCCCAATACAAAAACTATGTATAGAGTTACAAATCTTGAATCTGGAGGAATGAAAGTTATCCGATGAATCTTTACTCTGAATTAGCGGAGGTTGGAGATATTCAAAATGATGTAAAAAATATGACCGATAATATTTTGGATCTTTATAAAATAAATCCTAAAAAATGTGAAAAACTTTTAATGGAATTAAACGAAATAAATAAAGAATTAGATGATTTAGAAAAAGAGTTTGAATCATTGTCAAATAAATTAAGATAAGTAAATTAGCTATGAGAAAAAAAGATGACATTTTATTAGAACAAGCATATTCAAAAAATTTGCGTTGACATTTTCTAAAAATTAATATATAGTTTTTATTAGATAGTTGGTTCCCGATGAGCCAATAGGACTGGGAATACTCGGTCGAACACAAAATCGGAAATTGATATTTGACATTTTATTTAATTTGCAAAATACCTATCGTTCGGTGTTATTCACGACCGACGTTATTCCATCACTGATAAGTATAATTGCAAAAATTAGTAGACCCGCCATGCCTCTGCTTGCAAGAAGTAGTTTCTGAAGTACAAAGAAATGAAAGCGAGATCCATGCACACTTTGGCGGGTAGTCTTTTGTTAATTAGGGGAAATATGTGCTTCACAAAGGCTTTATATATTATCTTACCCTAATTAACATTTTTACCAAGCGCAGATGCTCGCAAAGCTCTACCGCGATGGGCGACAATGCAATGTTTCCGGAAACAACATTTAACCCATAGGGAACTTCAGAAGAAGTCTTGGTAATAATTTATAAACTGGAATGTTGGTTTAGAAAACCATCATCTAAGGAGTGGGAGATTGGACGTGGAGAACTGGTAATTAGTATGGACACAATTCAAATAAGCCATACACCCTATTTATAGGTGCGGAGATGACCGTGAATTGCGTTTCACAGGACGAAGAAATTCGTAACCCCTTTAGCTTTAAAAGGCACACCAGTTAATTTTTGATAAGTCGGACGGGAATAGTGTGCTGTGCTGTTCTTAAAAAGCTCACCGTTGCAGACTGTCACCAGACTCGATTAGGTAGAGGGTAACAAGCAATCTTCGTCCAACGTGTTAAAAACACGGTAGCCAATGAAGAGCTTTCTGGAATTGATCTTTGAAATTTATGGGGGTGTACTGGTTTCGATTTATAGTTGAAACCTAAAAGTGCATGTAGAGGATGATAGTTGGCCTCTTTAATAATCTATCAAAAAACTAAATGCAGACGATGATATGTCTGATCTTTTAGCCGAAGCTGAATACATCTTCAACAATGCTGACGAGTTCCTCGGTGGCGTTGAAGAAGAGTACTGCGCTCTCGCCGCTTGAAGCCTAACGGTAATCCTCTAAATCCGTTTTGAATTGCAGAGGTTTTGACGATCTGTTAGAAATCATGTAAAATATATTACGGAGTTTGATGTAACTTTAAAACATCAAGGTTGGTTAATGTGCCAAGATACCTTATAAATCAAATACATTAAAGCATGTAGTATCTTTTAGAGGATATTATAAAGACAGGGGTTCGATTCCCCTCATCTCCAAAATTTAAACTTGTATTATTTAAATAATGTGATAAGTTAAGTATATGGGTAGTTCGCATAGCGGCAATTGCAGAAGACTGTAAATCTTCCCTCTTCGGAGTTCGTTGGTTCGAGTCCAACACTGCCCACCATTTTTTATGCCTTTGTCTCTATAGTGTAACGGTTAGCACAGTACCCTTTCAAGGTATTAGTATCGGTTCAAATCCGTTTAGAGATGCCAAATTTTGCGGAGTCGAACCAAACCCATTTGGGCTACCAACCTAAAGGGGTTTATTTATTTAAAACAAAGATAAATATAATATATGAAAAAGTTATTTTTATTTTGTTCTATTTTATTACTATTAAACAGCTGTACGGTTTATACTGAAAAACAATCCGAAGCATTATCTCGTTCTGTATATGCAACAAAAGATTCTTTAGATAATGCTCGTCTTGACTTAGCTGATACCTATGCTAACGAATCAACCAGAATAGTAAAACCCCCTAAAAAAAGAATAGATATTAAACCTGTTTACAAAAAAAATATTGATAACATTTCAAGTCAAAGCAAAGTAAAACCAACAATTATAAACAAACAAAGAGTTTTGATAATACCGGAAAAATATAAAAACGATACGGTTGTTGTTGTAAGCTCCGAAGAATATCAACAACTCTTAAAAGATAAGGAAACATACGAACAAATAGAAAAAGATATTGCAAATATAACAGAAACAAAAATAGCAGTAGATCAGGAATTGATTCGTCAAATGGAATATAATGATAAAATGGTAAGAGATTTAAATATAATGCAGAAAAAATTAGTAGAAAAAGATCTTGCAATTTTACAAAGAAATATTGCAATAATATTTTTACTTGTTATAATGGGTGGAGCAACTTATCTAAGAATAAAAGGAATACTCTAATGGATGAAATTATAAAAAATTTAACAGAAAAATATCCACAGTTTGAATTTAAAACAAATTTATATTCAAATGCAACACAAAGACCTCCATCACAAATATATAATGTATTAAGTTGGTTAAATCAAGAACCAACAGAATTAGAAGAATTATCCGATCAGCAATGGGATAATATAGAAGTTAATGAAGTTAATATCGGAAAACTTTGGGACTGTCTTGTTATGAGAAGCGGAGAAACATCATTTGATGGTGATATAAATTTTAATGAGTCTTTAGATAGATATAATAGTTTTAGTTCAAATGTATAACAAGTTTGATATAATTTGTTGGTCTGTTATCATAATTGCATGTCTATATTCTACAATTTATGGAACCTATAAGATATTGGAAGTATTTTTAAAATGAAAACACTAAAAGAAAAAGTTGAAGATATGTTGGGAGAAGATGAAAATGTATTATTAGCAGATGGATTTGATGATGCATTTGTAGGTATTGGTAGACAATTCGGTAAGCCTTTTGCGATATACGAAAGATCTAAATGTATTGATATTTTACAAGAAGATATGTCTGAAGAAGAAGCTGAAGAATACTTTCAATATAATGTAGAAGGTGCATGGGTCGGGGAAAATACTCCTATATTTTTAGAAATATATTGACATCTTTTTAATTTTAATTTATATTGAAATAATATGAAAAAGAAAGTTAAACCGTCTAAAAAAGTATCCATAGAGTTTGATGAAAGACATCTTGGTACTCTCACAACTGCATTAGAAGTCTATTCTCGCCTTCGTTCTGGACAGATTAAATTTGCTATGGATGCTGCCTTTTGGGATAAAGAATTAACATATGAGGATGGGGAAGTTTTAGAGAGCATGGTAAGAACTATTGTTTTCCATAAAGAAGAAGAATTGATGAAACATAGAAATGCTTATTATGGTGTTGGTTGCGAAAAAATGAAAGACGGCACAGTTGCATGGGAAATTAAAAAGACTATCGATCAATATTTACATTACCAAAGAAATGATGGTTATAGAAGTATTTGTAATGTTTCTGGTGATGGGGCTTTTCAAATTTCTGATGTTCCTATTCCAAAAATCATAGAACCCTCTCGTATGTTGTCGGAATTTGCTTATTGGAAACCACAAAAAGAATTTAGAATTCCACAAAGATATCAAGATCGAGTGGATAAAGCAATGAAGAATAAAGACTTTACTTTGGTTTGGGAGATAGTTGACAAGGCATTTAAGAATAACCTACCGAAAGGTTCTAGTTCTAGTGTACAAGAAGTTGCTGGAACATATTATGTGATTGTTAAAGAACCATACAAAATGGATTCATGATGAAATTTATAGATAGACATAATGTTTTAATTTTAAATAAACATTGGATACCGATTAACACAACTACTGCTAGACATTCCTTTGCTTTAATGTATTCGGAAAATGCAAAAGGAATAATGATAGAAGAAGACAAGGTTGTTCCGCTAGAGTGGCACGAATGGGTTTCTTTAAAAGTTAATGAAACAGATAGAAAAGTTAAAACGGTAAGAGGGTTTGTAAAAATTCCAACTGTTATTGTTTTAAATCATTATGATAAAATTCCAAGACAAACCGTAAAGTTTACACAAAAAAATTTATGGGAACGCGATAATTTTACTTGTCAATATACTGGTAAAAAATTAAATAAATTGACAGGTAACATCGACCATGTTATTCCTAAATCACAAGGAGGAAAAACATCATGGGAGAATTGTGTCTTAGCGCACAAAGAAATAAACGCCAAAAAAGCCGATAAGACACCGGAACAAGCGGGATTGAAACTTATAAAAAAGCCTTCTGCTCCTAGATTCATGCCAGTTTCTTTTTATATTAGAAATAAAGATGAAGTGAAGGATTGGGAACTATTTTTAAATTGATTATGATAATTACCAAGATTTTTTACCATATCCTAAAATAAACCCTTCTGGTATTATTGATTCTGGTTTGATTCTTTTTCTTATTTTTAATATAGGGTCATGTATGTAAATTAAGCCTTTAGCTGGTTTATTAATTTTAGCACTAAAATTACCTTTTTCCCATCCATCGGGAATTTTTTCAGCGGGTCTAATTCTTTTGGTTTCTTTAGTTTCAAGATTACATATACTAATCATTCCTTTTGTATTTAGCGGACATCCCATTATCCAACCCTTTGGCAATTGATCAATTTTCTCTATTCTGGTTCTTTCTAGTGTTTCTGGATTATAACAATGTTTTAAATTTTTAGTTCTTTTCTGTCTTTTTGCTGACCAACTTGCTCTTTCTGTAAAATATTTTTTAAATTTGAAATATAAATTAGAATTAAAATATCTATCAGGTAAAGCTTTATTGTTTATCGTTTTCATTCTCAAAAAAGCATTTAACATCTTATATTTATAAACATCCATAAACATTTTTGTGAGTAAAGCATGGACAATAAAATGTTCTCTTGATGTTAAAAATACTATATTTTCTCTTTTATTTTGATATTGCAATAATTTAAAAGAATTTGGATAAATATGATGACCTTCGGTATAACCAAATAATAACTTAGCTTCTTTTTTATTAAGGTTTCTTTTTAGTGCTTTATCTATAATATTGAAATACCATTTTGTATATTTGTTTTCTAATGCTATAGTACAAACATAATCTAGATAAAAGTTGTTTAATGTATAAATATTTTTGCTGGACATATTGGTTTAATTGTTGTATGTTTAGAGTCTGTGAGGATTGCAGTCCTGCGACAGACATTTTTTATTGACATTTTTAAAGTGTCTATTATTATTTATACTTAACCTTTACATTTTATGAAAAATATTATTGAAGAAATTACAAGTCTTACCGATGAATGGTATAGATTGATTGGACCTACGCACCACAAGGATAGGTGCTGTCATTGGTATATCGAAACGAAATGGAGCTATGGTCATCCTCCAGTATATACGATTCAACATTTTGAATATATTCTTGACAAAATAGAAGAAGAATGCGATTCTTATGAAGAAGCACTAACTTTTTTGAGAGACATCTTAAAAGAAAGAATAGAAGAAGAAAAACAATCTCAAAAAGAAAACGAAGAAGATGGATGGTAATATGAAAACACTAAACAAAAACAAACCTTTATTATTTTTGGGAGATCATCATGGGGAGTGGGATTTTGTTTTTGATATTATAAAAACTAAAAAAATAGAAAATTGTTATATTATTTGTGTTGGAGATGGTGGAGAAGGATTCATTTCAAAAGACAAACAATTGAGACAGTTTGACGTTTTAAATAATCGTTTTAAAAAATACAATATAGAATACAAAAGCATAAGAGGAAATCATTCAGACCCATCTTATTTTCAAGGACTTAACAGAGTTTCATTAAGTAATTTTGAACTAATTGAAGATTACACCTTGATGGAATATGATGATAAAAAAATTCAATTCATTGGTGGTGCTGTTTCAATTGATAGAACATCCAGAACCGAAGGACGCTCTTATTGGGAAGATGAAGTAGTTAAATTTGATAGGGAAAAATGCAAAGAAGTAGATATTCTTATAACCCATACTGCTCCTTCTTGGTGTTTTCCACAACAATTTAACGAACTTGTATATGGTTGGGCATTGGAGGATGCATATCTTATTGGAGATCTTAGCAATGAAAGAGCAATAATGGATGAAATTTTTAAACTATGCAAACCATACCTTCATCTTTATGGTCACTTTCACAGTTCTTGGACTGAAGAGATTAATGGATGTAAACATAAACTGTTAGATATTAATGAAATTTGGGGGAATACATATGTTTAATCTAAAAAGAATAAGTAGTATTATGACAGATACATTATCGGCAACGGAATGTTTTTTTTATAATTCTTCCGTTTACAGAGAATTTTTAGAAGAAAGAGAAGAAATTCTAAAACACAAATGGCTAGAAAGTGAAAAAAAGGGCTATGATATAGGCTATAGTGCTGCTCTAATCGATTGGATTATAAAACATAGAACTAAATGGAGAAAGTATAGAAATGATGAAAACTAGTACAAAAAACATTTTAGCTGGAATAACATTTTTTTTAGTATCTCTCATTTATTTTTGGTTGATGTTTGCTCAAAAATAGTGTATCATTAGATAATGAAAGTTAGTCTTCCTATAGAAGAGGGATATTTTAATATTACTCCAGATGAATTCTGCGGATTGTATTGTTGGTTGATAACTCCGGAGAGAGATGCAAAATGGAATAAAAATAACCTTTTTTATAGATCTTTAATTGTTGATAGAGAAGGAAACGTTTTGTCATCCGGTTTTCCAAAGTTCTTTAACTATGAAGAAAAACCAGATTGTTATCCGGATCCTAAAAACTTTAATGATTTGAAATATGAGGAAAAAAAGGATGGTTCTCTTTTAATTGCCGATTATGTAAATGATCAATTCTCTATGAGAACCAGAGGAACTGTTTCTTATAAAACCCAAGAAAATGCAAAAGATTTTGAATTACTTCCGGAAAGATATCCCAAGGTTGTTGAGTTCTTAAAAGAAAATCAACACCTCACTTTATTGTTTGAAATAGTAACTCCAAGTAATGTTATTGTAATAAGACCACAACAGTTAGAGTTTTATCTTATTGGAGCAATAAACAAAAATGAAATGGTAGTAGTTTCCTCTTCCGATTTAACCGACATCTGGAGAAAGGTTGGACCAATTCCAATGCCACAATTTTACAATTTTCTAGATACTAATGATATTTCTAAAATTGCAGAAAATATCAAACATTGGAAAGGTAAAGAAGGAGTTGTAATTTCTTACAATAATAATCAAAATAGAATAAAATTGAAATCGGATTGGTATAGATTCATTCATACTGTGAAATCCGAATTGAATTCTACGGATAATTTAATTGATTTTTACATAGAAAAAGAAATGCCATCGGCTGAAATTTTTAGTAAAGTAATTGAAACCGAATTTGATTTTGAAATAGCTATTCAACTAAAAGATGAGATTGAGAAAATTTGCAATGCTGGAGAAAAAGCAAAAAAATATATTGACCATTTACTCGAAATGATTCATGATATAAGAAAAGTAGAAACCAGAAAAGAACAAGCGGAAATGATAAAAAGAAATTGTGGTGATAATTCTGGTTATGCTTTTTCTATATTAGATAATAAAGAAATAACAAAGATACAGTGGTTTAAAATGATTAAAAAACATTATGAAAGTTAAAAAATTATTGGAAATACTACAAAAAGAAGATCCAGAAACATTGGTTCTTGTTGATGGTTATGAAGGAGATTATACAACTCCAAGAAAAACACATCAACTTTATGTTAAAAAACAGGAAGCCGAATGGTATTACGGTGAATATGAAACCTGTCCGAAAGAAGATCCAGACGCAATAAAAGCAATTCTATTGCCAAGATGAAACCTGAGAAAATTTATAAATATGAAAAAAATATTATTATCATTAATGGGCTGTATTATTTTTACATCCTGCACGAATACCCCTAAAAATCCAGAATCATGGATGGAATTACAAAAAAATGCTTGTCTTCCAACCGCAATCGCATTTAGAGAAGGATTGCAAAAATATAATGTTTGGTCAGAGGTAGTCGTTTACCATTGGCTGGATACAAAGAAGAATAAATTAAATGGTCATGCTATTGTAGCATATATGTATCCTACTGGAAAAAATCAATTATGGACTTATGATTATTGGGGAAGTTATAGAGTAAGAGCATTTAAGGATGATCCAGTGGATATTGCACAAAAAGCAGTTAATGCAAGACAGGAAGATCGTTATGTTTCACATGCAGAATTTTTAAAATAATATGTACTTTAATTTTACTATAAGGAACTTTTGCAAACCAAGAAAAAAATTTGAAAAATATTTTTCATTTTATAGGCAACTTTCGAAATATAAAAATGTAGAATTTGAAACATTTTATTCTGGTGATAACATTTTTCAATTTGAATTAGATTTTTCTCCAATTGCAAAAGATCATGGAGGCTTGGGTATAAATTTAAACTTTTTGGGATTTGAAGCGGGGTTGATAATTTATGATTCTCGACATTGGGATTACCAGAATTGGTGTTGGGAAGAATAGTATTGACATTAAAAAGCATTTAAAACTTCTTGGAATTTTTGCTTCTTTCTTTTCATGTATATTGATGCATCTTGATAGAGCAACTTATAAAGTTTTTTAAGATCTTCCTTTCTTTTGATTGATACTGTACATATGTATTTCCTTTTATTAAAAGAAGAAAACAATCCAATAGAATCAAAATACTTTTTAATATCTAATCCCATGCTTTCCTGACATGCTATAGAAAAATATCGACTTTTATTATTTAAACAATATGATACACTTCCATCTCCTTCGAATAATCCTAAAATAAATGCTATTTTTAGTTCTTCTGGAATGTTTGGCATTGGTAGGTTTGCTTTAGTTTTATTTGGACACAATCCCAATTTTAATGCATCTTTGTATACATTTATAGATGTAATATCAAGAATGAATGTTCCATAAGTATTTTTATATTCTTTTCTATTAAGGGGGCTTATTGTTGTGAGTTTAAATGTATAATTCATCGGTTTGTTAGATTTTAAAAATTTAATCCTCCAATCGTCCAAGTAGTTTTTGTCATCTTCCCTTAACCTAATTGATATATTTTTATTGTATTTAGATAAAGATCCATCTGAGTATATTAACCCTAAAAATTGAGCCTTTTCGAAAGTATCTATATTTTTCAATATCGTTTCATCTAAATTATATTTTCTTGGAAATTGACCAGCTTCTTTTCTGGTCTCTATTTTATACTTTTTTATAATTTTTAATACTGTAGATTCAGCCACGCCCAATTCCTCACACACCTTCTTTAAACTTTTTCCGTTTTTGTATTCTTCACAAATTTTTAATGCTTTTTCTTTTGGTAGGTTTGACCCTCTAAGCTCTATATTGTTTTTCTTTAACACTTTGTATATTTCATTTGGATATATTCTAAATTCTTGTTGAAGCTGTGTTGTAGTGTGCGTTCTGTTAAGGTATGCTTGACATATAAACTCTTCACGTTCCGTATTATTTAATTTGGTCATATAAGTATTTATCTTATACATTGTATTTTTCTATTGACTTCTTTCAAAAATATATTAATATTGGACATATGAATGAAGAACTAGAACTCCAACTCGTAAAAAAGTATCCTAAAATCCTCAGAGATTATAAAGGAGATATTATGCAAACAGCTTTATATTTTGGCTGCCAACATGAGGATGGCTGGTATAATCTTCTAGATAAATGCATGGAGAAACTTCAATATTTTTGCGATCTTTGTTCAACAGATGATAGAGAAGTGCAGGTTATTTCTACGACTATTAAGGAAAAGTTCAGCACACTCCGTTTTTACGTAAGTGTCTATGGTGCAAATAGTATTGAAAATAATATTATAGATGATATTATTAATCAAGCGGAAGCAGAGTCAACTAGAACATGTGAAGTATCAGGCAAACACGGAGAGCCTTGTAAAAGGGGAGGTTGGTATAAAACTCTCTGTTACGAAGAAGCAAGAAAGCTGGGTTATGTAGCTTGCAATGAATCAACCGAAGCTTACTGGAAAGAGAAAGACAAAAAGAAAGAAAAAAATGACTGAAGAATATCTTGAAACAATAGAAGAAGCCGCCTTTTATGAAAGTGGTTTATCCGCTGATGGATGTTTAGAAAAATTAGATTCTTATGCATTGGAGGCTATTATAAAATATGGTAGATTCCTTATTAAAAAACAAAAAGAAAATATAGTAGAAGGATTTCAGGGTTGTTGTTATGCTTGCGAACCAGTTGGAATTCTTAATCAAAAGCTAGAAGAACAACTTAGAGTAATTGGAGAAGATGGTACAGAAGAACATAATAACGCAGTAGAACTTCGTATGAGATTGGCAGAATCGCTTGTTCAAAATGATGAACTTAAAAAATTAGCTAGAAAACTTTATGGTACGGTTCTTCATGTATATGAATTAGCCAAAGTAGATCCTTTAGTTGTAATTGGTCCATCTCTATATAAAGAAGCAGCGGAAGGAGCAAAAGAATATGAAGATTTTGAATCAAATTCTTGAAAAAATTTTATTCTTTTTGATTATTCTTGTATTGATATTATCAGCTTTTGTTTTCAGTTATTATATACAAACGCAAAGTGATTTAGATATGCAAGAATTGGAAAAAATTGTAGAAGAAGAAATACGAGAAGCTCATGAAAAGCGAAACTAAATATAAGTTTATAGAAACAACAGGATGTACCACATTTGATTTTGTGGTAAACGATAGTTCATTATCAGTATTATCAAATGAAGAAATTAATGAAATTTTAGATTACCTTTTTGTTAAAGTAAAAGAAGGTATTAACGATAATACAATACTTTTTACCGATGTGGTGAAATTGTTCCAACCCGACGATTGGGAATATGATGATCATACATGTGAAACTTGCGGAGATAATATTTCTACAACAACTTGGAATATATGATTATAATAGAACAAGATGACGCACCGGATACGTATGTTAAAGAATCTACAACAGAAGGTTTTGGTTTATATGCATCTAAAGATTTTGTAAAAGGAGAATTAATTATAGATTATAAATTGTTTCCGGAAAATTGGTATGAGATGAAATACGTTGATTTATCCGAAAAACAGATTAGAAAAAATTGGTATGTTATGATTGATAGTGAAAGTTGTATCACTAGTGATAAATTTTCTAAATTTTCATATATTAATCATTCTAGAAATCCTAATTGTTTTTGGGATGTTGATAAAGGAATAATTTTTGCTGATAGAGACATACAAAAAGACGAGGAACTTTTTATCGATTATCGTTTAGAACCTAGACCAAATAGATTAGAATTTCCAGATTGGATTTAGTATTATTTTATAAATATATTATGACTATGGCGATTTTTTTTTTTGTTTTAACTTTAGTGTTGACCGTATGGGCTATTTACTGTTACAATAATGTCGATGGAAAATAATACATTTTACGAATATAGATATGCGCTTCGTCATAAACCCACAAATAAATGGGTTAAGTTTGAAAATGATGAATTAGAACTAACCGTTTCTGTTATAACTCTAGTAGACTTTAAACACTGTACAATTTCAAAATCAAAAAATTATTTACAATCATTTTTAATATCCAGCGTTTTTAATGATATTCCAAATTATGGTAATGAAAATTTTTTAGAATTTCAGCTTGCAAAAATAAAAACAACATATACAATAGAATCATGAGTAATAAAACATACACACCAAAAGGAAAACATCCAGAAGACGCAATCCATGAAGTTAAAGAGTTCGTCAAAAAACTCCAAGACGTTCAAGAAGATTATTTTCAAAGATTGTCTAAAGGATTAAAATTAACCGAAGAAGGAGAAGAATATCTTTTCGATTACATTTATAATACAAATAATGAAGTTGACGAAATTGATGACTTTGCTCATTATTTACAAACTCTTGGAAAAAATTACAGAAATTTTATTAAAAAATAATATGAAAGAAAAAATCGACCCATTTTTAGTATTTATGGCAATTATGTTTCTCGCCATTCTATCCACAATTTGTTATATGTCTAACTTAGAAAGAGATGATAAAAACAAGAGAGCAGAGCTTGTTAAAGAAGCTATTGAAAAAAACTGGACACCAGAACAAATCCGAGTTATCTTAGAATCAAGATGAGAACTATAAAATTTCGGTTTTGGAGTCCACAAGGAAAAGCATTTGTAGAACAATACAAATACAACGGACTTGTAGATGAATTGTTTGATGAAAGAGAATGGAGTATTTTAGTTCCTTCACAATATACAGGATTAAAGGATTGTGAAGAAAAAGAGATTTGGGAAGGGGATATTTTAGAATATGAAAGACGTTTAACAAACAAAGATTCTCAAAAATATATTGCAATTGTATACTATGAGGATGCAGCTTATTTGATCAAGACTAAAGACACTGAAGGAACGCTAACTCATATGTGGTTACATGATCTTTCTAAAGACATTTATAATTGGAAAGTAAAGGTAATTGGAAGTGAACTACCAGTAGGCTAAAGACCTACTGGCTTCAAGGCATATTTTTTGCCTCTCTTTTTAAGAACTTCATCGCCAGTGCCTTTAGTTGCTTTAGAAACAACCTCTGGTCTTACCTTAGCTCCATTCCTGTTATCGACAGTTCCTGCCGATTGAATTGCTAATGCTCTTCTTAAAATATTCTTACTTGCATTAACATCTCTATCATGTATTGTGTTGCATTTAGAACACGTCCAAGTTCTTTCATCTAATGAAAGGCTTTCTTTGATATGATCGCAGCAACTACATGTTTTGGAAGATGGATAAAAGCGATCTATTACAATCACTTCTTTATCATTCCATTGTGCTTTGTACTTTAATTTGGTCACAAAGCTTGACCATGCTACGTCTGATATTGCTTTAGACAACTTATGGTTTTTAACCATTCCTTTCACATTCAGGTCTTCTATTGCGATCAGATCATAGTCTCTTACTAGTTTGGAAGAGACTTTATGTTGCATGTCGTTACGAGAATTGGTTATCTTCTCGTATATTTTAGCAACAGCTATTCTAGCTTTGTCTCTTCCCTTTGATCCTTTTTGTTTTCTACTTAAAATTCTTTGTTTTCTTTTGAGTTTAATTTCATATTTCTTAGTAAATTTAGGATTGCGGTATCTTTGTCCCTCAGAAGTAATAATGAAGTCTTTCAATCCCAAATCAATTCCAATGACTTTTCCTGTTTTTTTGTGCTTAGTTGGTTTTTCTACAACACAAAGAAAGGAGATATAATATTTTCCTGTAGGATTCTTGGAGATAGTAGCCGATTTTATTTCTCCCTTGAGTTCTCTGTGCTTGATGAATTTCAAGCCTTCTTTAAACTTTGGAACTTGAACTACGTTGTATTCTTTCAAAGAAATGTGTTGAGGAATATTGATACTATTTTTGTTCTTTTTAGATTTGAATTTAGGAAACTTTGATTTTTTTCTAAAGAAGTTTCCATAAGCAGTCTCTAAATTCATTAAAGTTGATATAAGAACTTGAGAATTAACTTCCTTTAACCATTGAAACTCTTCATCTTTCTTTTTTTTAACAAGATTTGCGGCACATTGATTAAAATTCAATGTGGTTTTGTTTTCCAAATAGTGTTTTTGCTTTTCAGACAAAAAATGATTATAGATGAATCTTGAACAACCAAAATGCTTTGCCAAGAGAACCTCTTGCTCCTTTGTGGGAAGCAAACGAAACTTGAATGCTTTGTGCATTTCATTCTCATTTAGTTCTTGACTTTTTCCAATCATCTATTATTATTTATTCTCAACAGATTATATTTTTTTAGAAAAAATGAAAAATACTAAAAAACTCATATGAATATATTTTACGAAAGAATTGCTGACGGGGAATTTTTTGTTTACAGTGAAGAAAGCAAAAAATTCTATTTATCAGCGATGAAAAAGTTTAAAGACAAAGGGCATTTGGTTAGTGAGTATACAGAAGAAACTTTAGATAAACTTGTAAGGTCAGGTTCTTTTAAAAAACATACTAAAAATCCTGTTGTTATAGCTCAACACGATGTCATTACAGATCTTATTCTTGAGAACAAAAAACTTAAAGAAGAGATAGCACAATTAAGAAAAAAATGATACCTAAAAAATACGCAACATACCAAAACACCAAAGTTGGAGACAAGATTGTATTCAGAGAATCTACTATGCATTGGTTTACTAATAGAATTGAGAATGCAAAGAAGCTAGTATCTGGACAAGTTTATACAGTAAAAAAAATTAGTGTTGCTTCTTCTTCAACTGGTGTTATACTAGAAGAAACAAACGAAGAAGTAGAACTAACTTGGTTTGATATTATAGAAAATTAAAATTATGAATCAAAATATACATAACTGGATAATTGAACAAGCAAGCAATGTAACAAATTGGGCAAATGCAGAAGTTCCTTTGTTTATTCAAGAATTTTTGATTTGGAATTTTTATAGTGGACTAATCAACATTGTAGGAATTTTAATTTCATTAGTAATTACTTTTGGTCTTTATATTAAATTTAAAAAGTATCTCGTTGAATCTTTTAAAAATGGAGAACCGTTGATGGCTTTAAGTCTCGTTTTTATTTTTCCTATTGTGGTATTTTCAGTTGTATATCTTTTTTGTAGTGTTAAAGATGTGATTCAAATTAAAGTCGCTCCAAAAGTTTATCTGGTAGAAAAAGCAGCAGAAATGATTAAAAAATAAAAAATTATGTTACAAATACTACAATTTATATTTTCCTCTTTTTGGATTTGGTTAGGAACTTTTATTTTGTTAACTGTTCCGCTTGCCTATCTTTGCGAATTAGCTAGAACCCTTATTAGTAAAAAATAAACTATGATTGAGGCAGCATACGCAGCAATTTGGCAAAAACAAATTGTAGAAGTTACCAAACAGTATTTTATTCTTCAAGAAGCATTGAATGAAATTGTTATTGCTCCTTCCGATAAAGAACCATTTAATAACGTCGAATGGTATAAAAATGTTGCAAAAAGAGCATTAGAAGAATCTTCACTAAATGAATAACGAATACATTCCTGACAAATGGCTAGTTGTTAAAATTGAAGGAGGAAAATTTCCTTTGACTTACAAAGTATTTGCTTGTTGGTATGGAGGTTATTTAAGTGAAGACTCTTGGAAACTAAATAGCGGTATTACAAAAGTCACAAAAGAAGACGGATACTATTTGTTTGAAGGTTATTCTGGTTCTGTTTATTCTTGTAGCGAAAAACGCTACGGTGCTACTATCTACGGTCACGGAGTTTTACATGACATTATAGAAAAATCCAAAGAAGCCGGAGTGAAGGTAGAAATAATGCCAGAAGAGACGAATTGGCTTGACATTTCCTACGAATAATTCTATATTCATAATATGAGAAACCCAGAAGACACAAAGTATGTTTGGGATGAAGAAAACTTCAATATTATTAAAAAAAATATTATGAAAGAAAAAAGATACTTTGTTGAAATTATAATAAAAGATTCTGAAACATTGGAACCAGTTCGTTCTATTTCTACTGGTTCAGATTGGCCAGAAAGCTTTTTTAGCAATCCGCATCCCAATCTGATGAGAGAAATTCATGGATGTGTGGATATGCTTTGTTCAATTCATTTTGGAAACGACAAACAATTTAAACTTTAAAAATGAAAAAATGTGCCATGACTAACAAAAAACTCTTAAACAACATCTATTATATGGCTCTTCATCATAAAGAATTAAATGAGGGTCTAAAAAATAATATGATGAGAGACGAATATTACAGGAGATATTCGGAAGGTCTTTATGATGCTTATGCTTATGTTGTTCAAATGTTTGAGCATTCAGATACTATCGGTACTGTAGATTATAAAAACATTCACAAAATGAAAAAAGCAAAGGGAGAAGTATGAAAAGCCTCTATAAAATTGAAAGATTTTGGGAATATCCTGATACACCCGAACATAATCGATGGTCACTTTTATATCCTTATGATTGTATGCAAAAGTCATTTGCAGAGGGTGCTTGGAGTATGTTAAAAAGTTATTATAATCAGAACTATAAGCACCGTTTGCTCAAAGATGGCGAAGTAATTGAAGAAATTGGTTATCAAAAAATTAAAGTGAATTAAAATTATGAATAAATACAACTACGAAGCGAGAAACGAAGATAAGCAAAATAACTATCTAGAACCTCATCCAGAGGATCCAAAATACTACAAACAAAACAACTATCCAAAGCCTCATCCAGAGGAAGTAAAAATAATTCCAGTTTATGAACAACTTGCAGAATTAGAATATGCAATTGAAAAACTTTCATCCCTTCAAGAAACTTTAATTGAAAGATTGGAATGGGTTTCTAATCCCAATGAACATCCTAATCTAGAGCCTTGTGGAAATGAAAGAAAAACAGAACGCGAAGATTCTGAAATTGTTCATAGGATTAAAAAATCTGTACAAAATATTATAGAGTTGCAATATAAACTCGGCAACCAGTTAAAAGATTTAGACGTGTGAACAAACCAAAAGACACAATAACATTTGGAAAATATAAAGGCAAAACTTTTGATGAGATTGCTGATATTGATCTAGATTATATTTTATGGCTTGACAAAAACGTAAAAGATGTTAAACTTCCTAAGAAGTGGTTAGAATGTGTGGAAATGAATATTAGAGAAAGAGACAGTGAATTACATGACATTTTAGCAGAACACGCATTTGACATTTATTGATGAAAATTTCGAAAGTTAGTTTAGGGGGAGAGAACAGCCGTAGACGTACGAGTGGCACACGTTCGAGTCGTGTACTTTCGACCATCTTTAAAAAGTTACAAAAGCTGGATAGAGAGATTTCAAGACTACAAAATAGAATAAATCCTTTTGGGGATTTTAATTTTGGTTTTGGAAAACATAAAAATAAGAAACTTGAAGAACAGATAAAAAAACTTGACTTGAAGAGAAAAGAAGTTAGACTTGAAAGAAAGAAATACAAATTATGAAAATAGAAAAAGAATATTATGAAATTATAAAAGAAAAGTGGAAACCTTTTCTTGTTGGTGTACCTACTGACGAACAATTTGATTGCTCATTTATCCTTAATACATTAGAAAACTTTATGTTTTGGGAGAAGATCGACGAAAGCACATTTCTTTCTTTCTTAGAAAAAATCCTTACTATTTTTAAAAACGTTAATACAGAAGATCATTATGAAGAAGTTTTAGATATTTTGGAAGAATCAGAATTCATCAAAAATAAATTTAACAGAGAAAATTCAGAAGACAAACATTCTAACTTTCTACTTGCTCTATGTGGAGACATCGATACAGTTCAAGAATATTTTGTGTTTTTAGAAAAAAGTAGACAAGATACCTTAAAGAAAATTGAAAACTTGACTTGAAGAGAAAAGAAGTTAGACTTGAGAGAAAGAAGTATGGTAATTAAAAAAAGAAAACCACGGACAAAAAGTTATGATCTCGGTTTTGATGGAGCACATATTAACGGAAAACCAATAATGCATGATTCTCCAGCAATAGAAAAATTGGATTTTCGTTTTAAAAATAAACTATGTCTTGGGTGTGGGAAAAAAGAGTGTCAATGTAAAAGTAAGAACAACAAAAGAAGTTTAAAAACTTGACTTGAAGAGAAAAGAAGTTAGAATAGAGAGAAAGAAATATGAACAATAATCCAGAATTTGTGCAAAGTGCTATGGATATTCTAATGGATCATCCAGAGTTTAATAAAGAAAAGTTTTTAAAGACAAATCCTCAACTCAAAGAAGTAGTGGAAAAAGCTATTAAAGATAGAGAAGATAGAAAGAAATATAATTTATGACAATATATACAGCAAAAGTAAATGGTGAGCTTTTAAGAGCTGCACGTGAAGAAAATTGGACTTGGGAAGAAGCACAAGAAAATTTAAAACAGACATATGGAGAAGATGCTGTTATAGAGTTAGTTTCAAGTTTTTGTGGAAGTAGAAATAATCCTTTGGATGGAGTTGAAAAACATGAAAAATAAAATATCAGTAAATCTATACGCTAAAAAGTATGGAGAAAATGAGCTAGCTAAAATGATTCTTAACAAAGAATTTGGTTTTGAAATTTCATTCGAAACTGATACGGAAAGAAGTCGGAGAATTCTAACCTTTGAAGAAGCCCTATCTTTAAAGGGTGGTTTAGAAAGAGCTTTGAATGACTGCAAAGAATATAGTTTATAAAAATTATGAGCCGCGAATTGGAGAGAATCTATTGGGCTTGAAGACTAAATTAGAAATATGGATGATAATTCAAAATATCTATTGACATCTGTTAAAGAAGATTTAACATATATACAGAACAATATTTTCAATAAGCCAAAGAAAGTTGAATGCGAATGTAGGCCATTTGGGAATGATGATGTAATATTCTTTCTTACCAAAACCCCTAATATATTTCACAGAAAAATGATGGAATGGATTTTTGGATTTAAATTTAAAAAATTATGTATAAACAAATAAAAACTAAAGAAAAAATAACATTAAAAAATGGTGTTAAAGTTACACCTGTAGCAACGTTAGCAGACGAATATGGAGGGATGTTTCATATTTGGATAGATGATGATTGTTATGTTTTTGGAAAAGAAAAGGGAATGTTAGGAACATCAGAAAGGGTTGTAGAGAAAACTTCTTTTCATATTTTTGAAGAACTGTTTAATGTTCTTAAATCGCTTCCTTCCCCACGTGATTCTAAAATCAATTCAAACATCGTAGAATTAGGACAAAAAATTCTTTTCAAGGAACGAGGTTCAATCTTTAACAGTTCAAACCTTTATTCAAACTCTCAAATAAAAGAAGGCATAATTAGAGAACAGATAGTAAGCGGTCACGGTTCATTTATTAAGATCGATGATAAATGGTATGATGAAAACACAATAATCATATTAGCTAGTTTGATCGTGAATAATAAAATGGACGATAAATGGTATAATAAGAATACAATAACCATTTTAGCTAAACTCGATTAATGGACAACACGATAATAAACATTAGACTTTTTGCTTGGCATTTTCAAATTGAAAGAGGTTCTTGGAAACCTAAAATTTCATATAATTCATATCACAAAGAAAATAACTTTAGCGATGGTTATTTTAGAATTTATAACTTTTTTGGATAAAGAAATCAAAACATGAAACTAACTAACTATTTTTGGGAGCCTATTAAAATTGAACATACCAATGTTTATTTTTGGTCTGACATGCACCTGGGGCATAAGTGCGAACACTGGGAAACTCCTTTGTGGAAAAACAGAGGGTTTGATTGCGTAGAAGATCACGACGAAACCTTGATCAATAGATGGAATAATAAACTTAATCAAGAGTCTGAAATTTTTCATTTGGGCGACATTATATTTGGTATTAATGGAGAAGAAAGATTGACAAATGCTCTTAATAGGTTGACATTCAAGACTCTGTATATTTTTTCGGGCAATCACGCTGGAGGTTACAAGCAGTTACTGAGCAAGTCATCAGAAGAAAACGGGGTTAGATTTCTTGATTTTAACAATAAAAGAGTTTATTTTGTTCCAAATTATTTAGAGATGGTAGTTTGCGGTCAAAGTATCGTGGCCAGCCATTACCCGCTCGCATCGTGGAATGGTCAGGCTAAAGGAAGCTGGATGGTTCACGGCCATTGCCATCAGAATCTTTACATAAGTGAAATTGGTTCTATTTTGTATAAATGTAAAATTATTGACGTTGGCGTAGAAAATTCTCCATCGCCTATTTCCTTTAGTCAAGTTAGAAGCAAATTCAAAAACATTGAAAACAAAACATTTGATCATCATACTAAAGATGCTCTAAATCCATTTTAATGAAAACTCTATATCTAATCTGTGGTCCAAGTGGTTCAGGAAAAACTACGTTCGCCAACAAGATTAAAAAAGAAAAAAATATCGCCAATCATTTTGAAGCAGATCAATGGATGGTGGATCAAGATGGCAACTACCTTTTTAATCCTAAAAGGCTTCGTTATTGTCATGCGGAGTGCCAAAAAAGCACAGAATATTCTATGCGAAGATGGCAAGATGTTATTGTCTCTAATACTACTCTTACCAAAAAAGAAGCAAAACCTTATATTGACTTATCTAAAAAATATGGTTATAATGTAGAGATTCATCATATGACTGGAGAATATCAAAACCAACATGGAGTTCCAAATTGGAAGATTGAAGAAATGAAAAACAAGAGACAATTGTTCTCTTTAGCAGACTTTGAATAATATGACTAATAGAACATTAAAATTCCGCGCTTGGGATAAACTAGCAAAACGATTTACTTATCCAGACAAAGGATATCAAGGACATTATGTTCTTACTTTGAATGGGGAATTTTTCAACCTTCAGAATGGTTCTGGGGGAGATGAATATGTTGTTCAACAATGGACTGGACTAAGAGATTCAAAATGGGTTGACATTTACGAAGGAGATATTGTAAGAGGTAAATTTTTTGATACAGATTATAGACATCTAAAAACAATTAATTCTGAAGTTGTTTGGGTAGAAAGATATGCTTGTTTTAATATAGGAATCGAAGAATGGAGATACAGCGGTGAACCTGTAACTATTATTGGAAATATTTTCGAATCTAGTGAACTTTTAAACGATGAAAATTAATATTGAAAATTCCCAAGTGTTGTCTGAAGATTTTACCAAGCATATTTGCGTTGTAGTTCTAAATCATTATATTGAACTTGAAAAACAAATTATTGATGACAATAAAGATAATAGTGAGGTGATAATGAGGTCTGAAAAAAACTTAAAACACTTGAAAGAATCAAAAAAGTATATAAAATCATTTTACAAACAATGAATAGAATACCAAATTATAGAGTCTGGCACAAAATTGAAAAACGTTTTGTGGATTTGAGAAGCATTGATTTTGAGTTACAGAAAATTGGTTATGATGCTTATAGAGAAGCAAACTACTATGATGTTGCTAAATTTGATGAGATAGTCTTTCAGCAATTTACTGGACTCTACGACAAGAACAAAAAACCAATCTATGAAGGTGACAGAGTAAGATTTGGCTATACTAAATACGAAGACTTTTTCGGTGAAGTTATATGGCTTGAAGACAGAGCAACATTCGGAGTTATAAATAAGAATTCTTTTGAAACTTTTGAAGACTTAATGAAATACATTGAAGTAGTTGGAAATATTTTTCAATTGCCTTGTAATCCAGATCATAATGGAGAATGTTTGGTTTGTGATTGTTGGTTGAGTGATTGTGAATTTTTGAATAAAGAAAAACATGATAAAGACGTATAAATTCACATTTAAGCTTGTTAGAAGTTTTGGATTAGGTTTTGAAATACTTTCGCCAAAATTAAATGGATGTTGTTTTATTATCATGGTTGGTTGTTTACGATTTCAATTTTGGAACAGAGGAGAATATTTTATGGGTTTTGAGAGTTATTGGGATATTTCTGATTGGATTAGATAAGCAAAATGGAAAAAATTATCACAGAACAACAAGACGTTATTGTTAATCGAAATAATGATTTATATATGATTAAGGAGTATAGAAAATATATCGGACAGGTTTGTACTGTACAGAAGCAATGCAAGAACGGAAAATTTTTAGTAAAACATCCTGATGGTTCTACTATGGCATTTGCAAAGAAAAATCTTGACGTTTCCTCAAACAATCTCTAATATCTAAACCATGACAAACGAACAAATCAATATTGCAATTGCGGAAACGTGTGGGTGGACGGACTGCGTATTTGTAGAATCTCTCAAGCTAACAAAAGGCTTTCCGCCGCCGAATAATCCCCCGATTTACGGCACATACGAAAATGGGATGGTCCAACTTCCAAACTACTGCAACGACCTCAACGCAATGCACGAAGCGGAACGTACCAGCACTATCTTCAAATCTTGGCGAGCTACCAAAACGTGGATGGACAACCTCTGCATTTGCAGCGACCTCGGACGTCTTCCCGAATCCGCCCCTGACTGGGCGTTTGTTCTACAGTCCACCGCTGCCCAACGCGCAGAGGCTTTTCTGAAAACAATCGGAGAATGGGAGGAATAATATATGAAACCTATACTAACAAAAGAAGAAAACGTGGATATATATCTAAAAAACTTCATGCAACTTAGTGAAGCTCTTATGAATGCTGGTGGTAATTCATTTATGATCCTTAAGCAATATGATGAATTTTTAAGAATACTTGCTGCTAATAATATTGAAGTTACCGCAAAATATAATCCTCCAGAAGATGATTTGCAAAAATTGGTAACAAGTGATCCGATGTGGCAAAAACCTATATGGCACTTAAACAAAAAATAGTTAGTAATGTAATAGTAGGTGGTTTATTTAGAATCTCTGAATTCATTGCAAATATAATCATGTGGTTAATGAGATTGTTCAAGACTAGAAAGCCTCATTATCTTTATGTATACTTGAAATATGAACAAGACTTTCTTTATCCTCTGGCAGAAAAGATTTGCTATTGTTTAGGTCTTAAAAAAGAATGGGAAGTTCATCAAGAGAGTTTAGATAAATTGCACAAATTAATTTTTGGAGAAGATGTAAATAAAGATTGACGTTTCCAAAAATATTGTCTAATATATAAACTATGAAAATTTCTGAACTCATCGAGAAACTCCAACATCAAAAAAATCTTTGGGGAGATTTGCCAGTTATCCATAATTTAGGAGTTTACTACGAACCAACATATGAAGAAGTAGATGATGTCCAACCAGTTAACGATGGGACTATTGGAAAACCTCCGACATCAATTGAATTAGTTTGACATTTCCAAAAATAATTCTTAATATCAATACTATTATGAATAAAACATATAAACAACCTAGCAAAATCAAAATTTCAAGAGAGACAAAAGTAAACATTCTCGACTTGCTTGATACAACTCTTCATGAAATTGCAAACGACAACTATACAGAACCTAAGTCTTTTATTAGTACTTCTCATCATGAAAAAGTCTTAGACTTAAATGACTTGTATAGAGAAATCCAAGGAGCAGACTATATTATTGAACAGTTGCAAAAAATTAAGATCGAACGAACTAAAGAAGCCAGCAAGTTACTGAAAAAAATCAATAATATATAATACTATCAACATGAGCAAAGAACTTAAAAAACTTAAAGGTGGTAAAAATTTAGCAACCGAAGTGGCAAATCATCCAAATTTTCTGAAACTTGGAAAACGAGGACTGAAAAAGTTGGTTAATAAAATTCAAAAGAACAAATGAACAATAAAAAATTTAGAGTTTGGGACAATATTCAGAAGAAGTTTGAATACTTTGAACTTGGTAGCATTACCGTTCCAGATCGTTTACTTAGTCAACATTCATATCCGGTTCAGCAATTTCTTGGAATTTTAGATTCACGCATGAAAGAAGTTTATGAGGGAGACGTAGTAAAAGGCAAATATGGCTTAGACGGAATTGATATAATCGGGGAGGTCAAATATAGTTGTGATTTGTGCTTATATGTAGTAGATTGGTATTATGAAATTTGTAATACAGCACTTGACTCCTTGGAAGTAATCGGTAATATGATTGAAGATTATATGTATGATGAAAAAGGAGAATTAGTAAAACAAATAAAATTATGAAAAGTCCCACAAACAAAGAAAAAATTTTGCAATACGAGTCTTTCTTACATAAGATTAATTCATTTATAGTATCGTGCAATAATGATGGTATTAAAGAGTTGGTTGAGAATGCTGATAATTGGAGCTATGCACATAGGCGAGGTGAATTCGTTACTGATTCACAAAGAGATAAAATGATCAATAGCGCATTCTGGAAACTTTGCGATACTCCTAAAACTGATAAAGATAGTGAAGAGAGACAAAAGTTCTGGTCAGAGGCAAAGGATAGAATTTTGAAACAGAAAGAAAAAGTTTTAAAATGAAATACATACCCCAAAGAATAGAACTCGCTGATGGAACAAAATGTGTAGCTCTAGAAGATTACGACAAACTTGCAACAGAAAATATGCTGGAAGTTAATGAACTTTGCAATCAAAGAGATGCGGCAATGGATGTTTTGAGTAAAGTTTCTCATTTTTTAAGTTGTGGTATTGGAGATGAAAATACCACTGCAAAAGAATTTGGTGACAGAATTATTGATGGATTTGTTGATCTCAGTAATCGGCTTGGTGGTGAAAGAGATTTAGCGGAAGCAGAAAAAACCAATTTAATTAAAGAATTAAAAGAAGCTTGGCTTGCTATGGATGAAATAGAAGGCACAGATAGAATGAACGAATGGCAAAACAAAAATGCACATTTTCTTAATATAGACACATGAGTCCGGAATTAATCAAAATAACTAAAAAAGTAGATTCTTTCCGTGAAGTTCTAAAAGAACATGGCTTTGAGAATCTTCAATGCGTATGGTATGCTGATGGTCGTTATTGTGGCAATTGGAAAGATATGTCGGTTGCTAAAGAAAAGCCAGATATAGAAGAATCTTCATTATGGTGGCAATTCGGATTTAAAAGTAAAAATGAAAAATTTAAAAGACTCCATCTTGAAGCATTAATGCCAGTTTTTGAAGATTATTTTACTTTTGATTTAAGATACTATCCAGAAGTAAAATTGCATGACAGAGAAGGTTATTCTGGACCAACAGCAAAATTAGAAGTTTGCGGAATTCTAGAAGAAGACTTGACAGATCTTCAAAAACATATAGACTATTTATTGAACCTAAAATGAAATTATTAACAACTCTACTAGCAGTTCTTTTCATAGGACTAAAATTAACAAATCACATAACATGGTCTTGGATTTGGGTATTATCTCCTTTATGGATTTGTTTTGTTTGGAATTTATCATTAATACTATTCATGGCATTATGTGCAATGATTTCTGAATTTTTAAAAAAATGAACGAAGAAAAATTTATAGCAAGAAACCATTGCTTAAAAGATCATTCTAATGTAAAGAAAACTCTTATGTATTCCATAAGAAGTTTTATGTTGGAAAAATTTGAAGTGTGGGATATTTGGGATTTACTTCCATATCGTTTTAGAATGGTGTATTACGATTATATTAAACCATTCTTTAATCCTCAAAATAAAAGAATTCGTAAATCCATTCCTCGCACATGGGTAGATATTTCTCATCTTATGGTTGATGTGAATTTTGAATTTATTAAAGCATTTTATGAGGATGAATTCAAAGCAGATATTGTAGATTGGGAAGCAACAGAACAACATAGTGAATTTGCAAAATGGTTGGAGAGTGCTTATACATATCTTACAAAAGATAGACCACAGTTGCAAAAAGATTTGGAAAATGCTTATCCGTCTTCTAGATCAATCGATGATATGTTTGAACTTAAAACTGATGAAAACGGAAAAAGACTTTTTCAATTTAAAGATGATGGTATTCCTTATGATGTAAAATATAAGGAAGTAAATAGAATTGAAGAATTGATCGATAATTTAGACACCGAAGTTTTAACTCAATTTATTAAACGTAGAAACCATTTCTGGACTTAATAAAAATATAACTTATACTAAAACTTATGGGAATGTTTTCATATATAAAATGCAAAAAAGAACTGCCACTAACAGATGAACTTAAAGGTCTTTCTGTAAAGTGGGACGAAGCACAATTTCAAACTAAAGATTTGGACAACTGCTTGGAGAATTATATTATCTCAGAAGATGGAGAACTATTCGAAGAGGCAATAGAATATGAGTACACTTATTATACAGAAGAAGAAAAGAAACAAAAGGATCACAAGCCTTGGAATATAGTTAAAGATCAAAAGATAGTAAAACAAGAAACTAAGAAGGTAGATTTTCATGGTAAGATTACTTTTTATGAAACTTTTGAACTCAATGATCAAGAAAGTATTTGGGTAGACTTTGATGCTTATTTTATCTACGGAAAGCTAGATAAACTTGAATTAGTTAAAGTTGAAAAATACGAAAATCGTAAAATAAAAATGAATGAATATTGGGAAACTTACGAGAGCAAACAGAATAAAATTTCATATAAACTAAAAAAATACTCAGGTTGGTTTTGGTTCTGGAAAAAAGTTGGAATTATTTGTTATAGTATTTCTGGATTTTTTGCAAATATAAACTATTTTATTATTAGAAACATTCGATGAAAAATATACTTGCTTTACTCTTAATAAGTGCTAATGTTAGTTTTGCTCAAGTAAGCTTTAATGGTAATGTAGATTACATAAAACAATATTCTGAAAACTTGTCATCTAACAACAATATTCAATATAAATTTAAACTACATGAAGATCATAGATATATAGTGAGTTTATCAAATGCTGTGAGCGTTGACTTAGATTGTTTTAATAATGAAATTAAGGAAACTAGTGTATTTACAACGCTACAAATAGAATTTTAAAATGGAATACAAACAATTCGAAAAGTTAATTAACGATATACAAAAATGCAGAGATCAGTCATCTGCACTATATGATCTAGGAATAGATTTAATGGAATATGATGATATATACCATCAAGTAATTAGTTCTCTGATGCTATCAACTTTTAATGTAGAAGGTAAGGATTGGATAGATTGGTATCTTTATGAAAGACCTAGCTTTGGCGGTAAAGAACCACTAAAAGCTTTTGATGTAGATGGTAAAGAAATTTGCCACAATATCGAATCACTTTGGGAAACAGTAAAAGAACATCTAAATGAAAAAAATAACTAAACCCGCACAACAAGAAGAAGCAACTTATTATTCAGATTTTAGTGGAAAATGTTTTGGAGATTTTCATCCACACGTAGAATTAATGATTGACTTTAATTATGGATCAAAGTATGATGGTAGTAGATTGAAATTCGATTTGGATGATAATGACTTAGAAGATGTTTTGGTTCTTTTAAAATCTAAATTGAGTAACGATGCAAAAAAAGGATTTAAGAAAATGTATACATTGCTAGATGACAAATATGAAGATAGCGTTCAAAGCAGAGATTGGACTGATTGCAACTTTATTTGTAACGAAAAAGATTTACTAGAAAAAATTATATGATCAAAAAAACAGGAGATGTCTGTGGTGAACTACCATTAGGCTAAAGACCTACTGGCTTCAGAGTGTACTTTCGTACACTCTTCTTTTTAAGAACTTCAACGCCAGTGCCTTTAGTTGCTTTAGAAACAACCTCCGGTCTTACCTTAGCTCCATTCCTGTTATCGACAGTTCCTGTCGATTGAATTGCTAATGCTCTTCTTAAAATGTTCTTTGAAGCATTAACATCCCTGTCATGTATTGTGTTGCATTTAGAACAAGTCCAAGTCCTTTCATCTAATGAAAGGCTTTCTTTGACATGATCACAGCAACTACATGTTTTGGAAGATGGATAGAAACGATCTATTACAATCACTTCTTTATCATTCCATTGTGCCTTGTACTTTAATTTGGTCACAAAGCTTGACCAAGCTACGTCTGATATTGCCTTAGAAAGTTTATGATTCTTAACCATTCCTTTCACATTCAGGTCTTCTATGGCGATCAGATCATAGTCTTTTACTAACTTGGAAGAGATTTTATGTTGCATATCGTTACGAGAATTGGTTATCTTCTCATGTACTTTGGCAACGCTCAAACGAGCTTTGTCTCTTCCTTTTGATCCTTTCTGTTTTCTACTTAAAATTCTTTGTTTTTTAGCTAAATCGACCTCGTACTTCTTAGTAAATTTAGGATTACAGTATCTTTGTCCCTTGGAAGTAATGATGAAATCCTTTAGTCCTAAATCAATTCCAATACTCTTTCCTGTTTTCTTGTGCATAGTTGGTTTTTCTATAACACAAAGAAAAGAGATATAATATTTTCCAGTAGTTGATTTGGAAATGGTTGCTGATTTGATATCTCCTTTTAGTTCTCTGTGCTTAATGAACTTTAAACCTTCTCTGAATTTAGGAACTTGTACTAAATTAGTTTCTTTTAAAGAAATATGCTGACAAACATGAAATGTATTCTTGTTCTTTTTAGATTTAAATCTTGGAAACTTAGTTTGTTTTTTAAAAAATTTAGTATAAGCCGTCTCCAAATTAAACAAAGCAGACACTAAAGATTGAGAATTAACTTCCTTCAACCACGCGCAGCCTTCAACTTTCTTTTGTTTAATAAGCATATTTTGGCACTCATTAAACTTTAACGTAGTTTTATTTTCTAAAAAATGTTTTTGTTTTTCAGTTAAAAAGTGATTGAAAATGAATCTAACACAACCAAAATGTTTTTCCAGAAGAACTTTTTGTTCATTTGTAGGTAGCAAACGAAACTTAAATGCTTTGTGCATTTCGCTCTCTTTTAGTTCTTGACTTTTTTTAATCATCAGTTAATATTACTTATCGCAAACAATTACTTTTTTATAAAAATTATAAAAAATTTTAAATTTAAAAAATATGATAAATAAAAAAATACAAACTACTGGTGAGATGTGTGTTAAATTCACAGAAGACGAGCTAGCTCAGCTTAATATTAAACAAGGAGACAAATTCTCTATTAAAGAAACTGATGGAGGAATTTTACTTGAAAAATTTGCCACGGTTGATATTGATTTATCCGAACTTGAAAGAGAATTGCTAGAGTTTCTTATTCAAGAATCTTGTGATAAAGATATTTCCATTAATGAGGTTATTTCAAATCTTTTGGAGAAAGGTCTTGATCAATATAAATGAAAATATATCACAAAGATGTTTGGGGATTTTGGTTTTTTAAACGTTATTCATTCTACGTCGAGGATGAATCTGAAGGGTTAACTGAGATTTTAGTTGACAAATATACTTGGATGCAGTATGATGTAGGAGATTATTATGAAATACCTTGAACAAAGAGTAGAAGAATTAGAAAAAGAAGTAAAACTTCTTAATGCTAAGAATAAATTAAACGACACATCTAGTTATTTAAATAACTATCCACCGTACAATAATCCAAATTCACCGGATTATATGTATAATCCTAGTATGAATTTAATGTCAGTACCAGATTTGGAAACAGCTTTTGCTAGTCCTTGGGATTCTTCTGAATTTGAAAAAAATTCTTTAGATACAATTACGGTAAATTTAAGTTCTATTGCAAATGATAATTTTATAAATTCAGATTATGTGGATTCTTCGGATATCCCACAATATTATCCACCTTATCCTGATATAATTGGTTCTTTTGATGACAAAGTTTATTCAAACCCAGTTGAACAAAAAATAGAAAAACAATTCGGTAAAATTATTTCTAAGTTTAAAATTTTATCACATGAATGGGAAATGGATGGATATGGTTATATAGTCAGCGATATAGAATATAATAAAAACATAATTGTTACTAATCATGGTAAACCTATGGTCGTTCATAAAAGTTATTTAAATGATATTATTTCAACATACAAAGAAACAATTCAAGAAACTGAGAGAGCTTTATTTTTAATAAAATGAAAAATTGGATGAATGTTTTGGAAACCTTAACATTGCAAGGTAAAGTAATAAAAGAAAGCGAAGTTCTTTTTAATTTACCACAAGAGCTACATAGTGATTGGGATAATTTTATGAGAGGTAAAACTTGTCCGATACTAGATAATGGTGATTATGGTGTTTATGGGTGGGATCTTAATCAGTTTTTAAATAAATTTTAATGATTAATAGTATAATAATTACTGATTTATCAACAGCGGTTTCTACGTCTTTTAAAGACTGTATACAAAATGCTTGGATTTCAGCCGTTGATGAAGCTGATAGAAATAAAGTTAGAATGATGAATAGAAACTTTAAAACAAAAAATATTCTTCATTTTGCTCAATATTTTTATGATTGGTCGGATGAAGATCAAGAACCGTTTATACAAAAAAACATAGAAGAGCAGGGACCGAGATTACAACATGTCAATAATATTATATCTTTTTTACAACCAATTGTGGAATCTGATAAAGTGTATAATCTTGGTGTTAATTGTTTTGCTGGCGTGTCGAGGTCAACAGCAATAGGAATTATTGCTTGGGTAATTCAAGGTAAAAGTCCACAAGAAGCATTGGATGAAATTATTAAAATTCGTTATCAAGCATGGCCAAACCTTCGTATACTTCGTTTTGCTTCTCAGAGACTCGGAAAAGATTTGGTACAACCAGTCAAAATTTGGAAAATGCAAGAAGGATCTTATATTTTTGAACCAAAAGCAGGTTGGGTTTGGTAAAGATTAAATCTTTATTTTTTATATTAAAATATAAATATATATATATGATTCTTAATAATATTAAATTTTCTTATGTTGGAGATAAACCAGTAAATTATATCTATCACGGAACAAAAAAAGTTTATCCTCCTGATTTTGATGGAATCTGGCAATTTAATCAAATACCATCTGCTATTACAAATTTTTCTGTAACAACATCTCCATCTGGAACAATATTAGTAAATTGGGGAGATGGTAGTCAAAACACAATTAATTCTGGAACCAATTCTAGTAAAACATATTTATAATTATGCCTTTTATTGATATATCTATATCTCCTATATATGGAACTAATTCAGTAAGAAAGATTAATTTTGGAACGAGTAATCCAAAATTAGGAGGTACAATAAACGTATCTGATTTTCCATTATTACAAGAAGTAGCATGTAATAACAATGGAATTACGGATGTTATCGGATTAAATGCATCACCACAAATTCAAAATATTCAACTACAATTTAATAATTTAAGTTTTGAAATAAATACATTCCTGTCATCTTTATCAACCAGAACTAATTTAACATTTTTAGCAATAAATGGAAACGGTATTAGAGGAAATTATTTGGATTTGAGCGTTCTTCCTCGACTAAGAACATTTAGAGCTTATGATAATGATATGTCCGGTGAAATAAAGTCTTTACTTTTAAATACACAATTGACAGAAATTACTATACACGATAATCTTTTTACTGGTAATCTTCCTTCTCTTTCTACTTGCTCTAATTTACAGATTTTTAGTTGTTATAGTAATACAAATTTAAATGGTAATTTTCCAGATCTTTCTAATAATAGAGTAATAAGAGATTTTAGAATAAATAATAATAATTTCAATGGAAGTTTTCCTAATTTTCGGTCCTTAACAGCAGTAAACGTATTTCAAGCACAAGAAAACTTCTTTACAGGGATTGTAGGTTCATTGAGTAGTATGAATGTATTAAACGATTTTAGATTTAATAATAATTTAATAACAGGATTTGCTGGCGGTTCTGTTTCTATTAATTTGGGGAATTTTCAAGCACAAAATAATCAACTACCACAAAATAGTATTGACACTATTTTGAAATCTTTTGTTACAGCTAACAGAACAGCATCTCCAAAAGTTCTATATTTAGGTGGTAATGGAAATTCTGCTCCAAGTTATACCGGAGGATCTACGACCACAATTGCTGGATCTAATTTTTCTAGAGTTGGAACTACTGTAACGGTAAATGTAACGAATCATGGTCATACTAATGGTAATCTTTTAACCATAATTGGTACTGGGGGATTACAAAGTGGATTTATTGGTACATTTGTTATTACTGTTGTCAATGCAAATCAATTTAGATATACAACCTTAACATCTGGAAATTTAACCGGAACCGGAACCGCTACCATAAGAAAAACCAATAATACCAGTGATGGTTATTATTCATATCAACAACTTGCATTAGTTTCTAGAACTGGTGGTGCTTGGGACGTTCAAATAAATCAACCTTAAAAAATTATGATAGATATTTATAAATGGACTGTAGTAGAGTTATCTGATGAAAAGTGGATAATGTTGTATGATGATGATACAAAAAAAATTTTAATAGAGCCACAACAATGTTCTGGCTCATATACATGCGCTAGTACTTTAGTAGTTTCGGATTCTAAAGAGGAATTACAACAATATATTTCAGATAATAATTTAATATTAAATGATTTTTTAGTTTAAAATATTAAATTACAATATAAAGAGTATTTGGGTTGGGATTTAAAGGTAAAACTGGTACAGCAACAATTATATTTATAGCACTTGTTACGCCAACAATTGTATCAACAGTGTTCACATTCTTCGATGAAGAATTGTTAACAGTCGTATAAACAGAGTTCCAGTTTGCAGATGTATTTGAAACACTGGTATAAACAGAGTTCCAGTTTGCAGAAGTGTTTAGAACACTAGTATAAACCGAATCCCAATTACCAGAATTTGATCTAACCAAAGTTGTTGCTACGGTATCTCCTGCTACAATACCTGTTAATTTCGATCCATCTCCGTAGTAGGAACCAGTTGCACTAACATTTCCAACTATTGTTAATACACCAGATAAAGTGGGATTCAATATAGGTGCTTTATAAGACTCTGATATATAACTTAAAGTGTTTGTATATACTCTAACATGACCACTATTTATTCCATTACCATCGTTAGTTATAGCACCAACAGCAAAAACATTTCCTTTTTTATTTACAGATACAGAAAAACCATTATAATCATCTCTCTTTTCTCCTTCTATATCTTTTCCTTGTTGAATCCAAGAACCAGAAATATAATTATAAACTCTAATTATTCCACTTTGAATTGATCCTATAACAAGAACATTTCCTTCTCCATTTATTGAAACAGAAAAACCAATTTCTTCTCCAATGTCTTTACTGTCTATATCTTGTCCTTGTTGTTCCCATGTTCCAGAAATAAATTTATAGACTCTGACATGACCAGAATTGCTTCCGTTACCACTATTGTATATAGCACCAATAGCAACAATATCTCCTGCTGCATTGATTGAAACGGAAGAACCGCTTTGATCCATTTCCGCTTCACCATCTATATCTGAACCTTCTTGTGTCCAAAATCCGTTTATATTTCTAAAAACTTGGACATGACCAGAGTTGCTTCCGTTGCCATCGTTAAGTGGTGCTGCAACAGCAATAACGTCTCCTGACTCATTTAATGATACGGAATAACCGCTTTGATCTCCCGCATTTTCTCCCGATAAATAGTCTTGTTGTTCCCATGTTCCAGAAATAAATTTATAAATTTTGAAAAGTCCTGAATTGTTTCCGATTTCATCGGAATATGGTGCGCCAATAGCAACTACATTTCCTTCCGCATTGATTGAAACCGAATGACCAAATTGATCTCCAGCTGCATCACCATTTATGTCCGAACCGAGTTGTATCCATGAACCAGAAATAAATTTATAAATTTTTACTTGACCAGAGTTGTTTCCATTACCATCATTATATATAGCACCAATCGCAACAATATCTCCTGCTGCATTGATTGATACGGAATGTCCACTTGAATCTCCAGCTGCATCACCATTTATATCCGAACCGAGTTGTATCCATGAACCAGAAATAAATTTATAAACTCTGACATGACCAGAGTTGATTCCGTTGCCACTGTTTGATACTGCACCAATGGCAACAATATCTCCTGCTGCATTGATTGATACGGATCTACCACTTAAATCTCCAGCTGCTTCACCGTTTATATCTTGTCCAGCCTGATAAAATTTTAAATCCGAATATGATATTGCTCCAAATTCGAGTGTTGATGGTATAGGGTGCGTGTGATCTGCTCTTGCAGCATAAATAGAATTTCCTTCTCCTGCTATTACTGATAAAGCTGTTCCGACTAATCTTGGAAATTCTTGTCTTGTTACTTCAATATTATAATATGTTACATCCCAAGGATATGTTCCACCATCACTGGTTGCTGTATCTATTATTCTATAGATACCCGAATCATTAAATATCACAGCCCATTTATTATCTACATCACTTCCAACATATCCACCACCATCAAAAATTAAACTATATCCATTTCCTCCAGTAAAATCACCATTAATATATTCATAATCTGCATTTTTTTCAAATAAAGCATTTGAAAAATCAGTTCCATTAACAGTAGCATTACTTAAAGTTTCATCACTCTGTATGTATTGCGGATTAGGTTGAAAAATAGCACTATTTTCCCATCTTGTTGCTGAATTTGATAATACTGTAGAGTAAACAGAATCCCAATTACCAGAAGTATTTACAACACTGGTATAAACAGAATCCCAATTACCACTGGTATTTTTTACCGAAGTATATACAGAATCCCAATTACCAGAAGTATTTACAACACTGGTATAAACAGAATCCCAGTTAGCAGAATTTGTATTTACCGAAGTATATACGGAATCCCAATTAGCTGAAGTGTTTAATACTGAAGTATAAACAGAATTCCAATTAGCACTTGTATCTTTTACCGAAGTATAAATCGAATTCCATTGTTCTGAATTTCCAACTGAATCGTAAATTGTATCATTAGCAGAAATTTTTCCAACAACTGTTAATAATCCTGTGATGACAGGATTTGCAATCGAAGCTTTATATGAATCGGCTATATAATTTGAATTGTTTGTATAAACTCTTATTTGATTTGCATAGTTATTTTCGTCTATGATATTACCAGCACCTATAATAATATCTCCTGCTGCATTTAAAGATACAACATATCCAAATTTATCGTTTACTCCTCTTCCTCTAGTATTTGCACTGTTTTTTATCCAAGCATTATCAATAAATTTAAAAACTTGTATTCCACCATTACCGAAATTATCTACTAAGGAATAAGGTGTTCCTGCCGCAACAATATCTCCCGCAGCATTCAAAGATACAGAATAACCAAGGCAATCATTAGATATTTCTCCATCTATATCTTCTCCTAAAAGTTCCCAAGTATTATTAATATTATTATGTTTATATACTCTTACCTGACCGCTTACTGGACCGTTTCCATCATTAAAATATGCACCTATAGCAACAATATCACCTTTTGCATTTATTGATACAGAACATCCACTTCTATCATCAGCAGCTTCACCCTCCATATCCTGCCCCAAAAGACCCCAAGAATTAGAATTATTATCAAATTTATATACTCTTGTTTGTCCACTATCAATACCATTATCATCATTATAAAGTGCTCCTATAGCAACTATATCTCCCGCCGAATTTAAAGATACGGAACATCCACTAGAATCCCCTACTGCTTCTCCGTTTATATTTTGTCCTAATTGTTCCCAAGAACCATCAATAAATTTATATATTTTTGTTTGACCAGTAGTGTTATCATAATCTCTAAAACCAACTGCAACCGTATCACCGATTGAATTTAATGATAAATCGTAACCAGTAGTCCAAGGATTTTCTTCTATGGTTTGTCCTAGTTGTTGCCAAGAACCATCGATAAATCTATAAGCTCTTGTTGGACCTTCTTGAGATAAAAGATGAGTAACAACTATATCTCCTGCATCATTTATAGAAGCAGCACCACCACTTATAGTATCCCCTATTTGCACCCAAGAACCACAAATAAATTTGTAAACTTTTGAATGTACCAAATTTATCGAGCTAAACACAAGGATATCACCCGCAGCATTTGAGTCAATTTTCCCTATAAAATCTACACTTCCATTGAAATCTATAAAATTTCCTAATGGTTTAAAATTTTTATCAAAAGTCCAAAAACTAGATAATTTATTAGTATTACTATAAACAGAATCCCAATTACCAGATGTGTATAGAACAGATGAATATACAGAATCCCAATTACCAGAAGTATTTAATACACTGGTATAAACAGAATCCCAGTTAGCAGAATTTGTATTTACTGAAGTATATACAGAATCCCAATTACCAGAATTTGATCTAACTAATGTAGTTGCTACTGAATCTCCCGCTACAATACCTGTTAATAAAGATCCATCACCGTAATAAAAACCAGTTGCACTAATATTTCCGGTAATTGTTCCTCCAGTTAAAGGAAGAAAATTATTTTGAACAAAATTAAGTGTTGAATATAATGCACTATTACTTTGTACGCTGGAATAAACAGAATCCCAATTACCAGAAGTGTTTAGAACACTGGTATAAACTGAATCCCAGTTTGCAGAATTTGTATTTACTGAAGTATAAACAGAGTTCCAATTACCACTTGTTTCTTTTACTGATGTGTATACAGAATTTAAATTACCGCTTGTATCTTTTACTGATGTATAAACAGAGTTCCATAAATCCGAATTACCATTATTAGCATAAACAACAGAATTTGAACTTAATACACCATATACACTAACTATATCATCATCAACATTTAATGTTAAATTACCACTTCCTACTTCCAGTGTAGATAACATGACTACCGGACCTGTAACAGTTCCACCACTTAATGGTAAAAAGCTGTTATTTACATAATCATATTTGGTGTAATCAGCACTGTTTTTATTATATGTTGTATAAACAGAATCCCAATTACCAGAAGTATTTAATACACTGGTATAAACAGAATCCCAATTTGCACTGGTATCTTTTACTGAAGTGTATACAGAATCCCAATTTGCACTGGTATCTTTTACTGAAGTGTATACAGAATCCCAATTTGCACTGGTATCTTTAACAGAAGTATAAACAGAATCCCAGTTTGCAGAATTTGTATTTACAGAAGTATAAACGGAATCCCAATTACCAGAAGTATTCAATACACTACTATATACAGAATCCCAATTACCCGAAGTATTCAAAACACTTGTATAAATAGAGTTCCATTTATTAGAGTTACCGCCACTAGCATAAATTACTCCAGTAGCAGAAATATCTCCAACTACTGTTAATTTCGTATTAATACCAGATAGAGAACTTAACCCAATACCAACAGTACCAGCGGAGCCTACTATAAATGCAGTTGAATCTGGTGTGGGTTCATCTTCAACGCGCAAAGACTCTCCAGTTCCTCTTTGAGTAATACGCAAGACAGGAAGAGTTGTTGAAACATCAATGGATTGATATGCAGTAAATGCGTTTGCTAAATTTGTTACTGCGTTAACGTTATTTATGGAATTTGATCTGTGGCACAGCCTGTTATTTGTTATCCATAAATCCCCATTCTCAAGAGTAGTTGGAACAAGTCCTCCGATAGTATTGCCTATGTTTAATTTTGAAGCAGCAAGATCGGCGGCAGCAACCAATTTCCCAGTCATTGTTCCACCACTCAATGGAAGATAATTTGTTTGATTTTTATAAGTAGAGTTCCATAAATCAGAATTTCCGTCTGGTGTCCAAATTGTATTACTTGCACTTATTTCACCATTTACCGTGAAATCAACATTCGGTGTCGATGTTTTAATACCAACATTTGGATAATCTCCATCATGACCACCGATATGTAACATTTCAATATTTTCATCTAAATCATAAAATGAAGCTATATCTCCTGTTCCTATACTTCCAACATATAATGCTGGTCCTTCACCAACATGAACAACACTTATTGCACTGGTTGTTGAATAGATAGTATTTGCGAAATACGTTCCACCTGTTGCAGAAAGAACACCCCAAATTGTTACATTATTATTGAATTGTGTAATGCCAGTAACAGTTCCACCACTTAAAGGCAAAAAGCTATTATTTACATAATCATATTTGGTGTAATCAGCACTGTTTTTATTGTATGTTGTATATACAGAATCCCAATTACCAGAAGTATTTAAAACTGAAGTATATACAGAATTCCAATTAGCACTTGTATTTTTTACTGAAGTATATACAGAATCCCAATTAGCAGAAGTATTTTTTACTGAAGTATATACAGAATCCCAATTAGCAGAAGTATTTTTTACTGAAGTAAAAGTGGAATTCCAATTATTTGAACTTCCATCTTTATCAAAAATAACATCATTAGAACTAATTTGACCATTTACTGTTAAACTAACATTAGGAAATTCTGTATTTATTCCTACTGTTGAATTAGTTACATATAATGTTGTATGTGAATTATTTGATTGAACTTCTAAAGAAGATAAAACCGTTAATGTATTGTTAATATATGTTTCACCGTCAATATTAACAGCAGTTAAAAAATTAACTATATTTTTAAAAAATTCGTTCAACATTTTATTAATGATTAAATATTATTTTTCTTCTATTGTCCATTCAATATTATTCCATTTGGGAATTTGTGTTTTGGTATCATATGATGGACATGGAATTGTAGTTGATGAATATTCATCATCATCTATTTGTGAAATTCCAGAACCAGCAAATCTTCCTGTTTTTAATTCGTAACAATAATATATAGTCATAATTTTAAAATTTATTATAATATGCGCTTATTCCTCTTTTTAATGGAATTATTTCATTTGAACTAACATCTTGATTAATTATCAATATTTCACTTGAATCGTATGGTACACCATAAATTTTTCCGTTTATTGATAAAACACCAGAAGACCATTTAGTAGAACCATTTAAATTTTCACCAAGAGTTGTTTTTTGTTGTGTATTTGTTATAGGATCTAAAATTAGAATATCGGTTGAATCTAATGGAAATGCATATATTTTACCATTTAATCCCAATGTTCCACCTGACCATTTAGATGTTCCCAATAAAGCGGAACCATTCATGTTACTTCTTTCTGCTGTATTGGTAACAGAATTTATTATCAATATATCAGTAGAATTATATGGTATGCCATAAATTTTTCCATTGGATGAAACAACACCACCAATCCATTTCGATTGATCTGTTAATGTTGCATTCATGGTATTTGTTGTTGCTGTATCAGAAACAGGATCGATTATTAAAATACTGTTTGAATTGTATGGAATACCATAAATATTTCCATTTGGTGCTAATGCTCCACCCTGCCATTGTGCAGTATCTGTTAATGTTAATCCCATTGTTTTTGTTGTTGCTGTGTCAGAAACAGGATCTATTACCAATATTTTATTGGAATTATATGGAATACCATATATCTTTCCGTTTGGTGCTAAAACACCACCTACCCATTTTGAATCTCCTGCTAAGTTAGCACCCATCGTTGATGTTGTTGCTGTATCAGAAACTGGATCAATTATTAAAATATTTGTTGCATTATATGGAATTCCATATATCTTTCCATTTGGTGCTAAAACACCGCCCTGCCAATTATAGGTTCCTGTTATAGTCAAACCATAATTCGATCTATTTGATGTATTTTTAACGGTGTCTATAACCAATATATCAGGAGAATTTGTTGGCATACAGTAGACTTTACCATTTGGTGCTAAAACACCACCATAAAATTTATCTCCATCATTTAAAACAGATCCTAAATTGTTTTTTGATGCGGTTTGATTTATTTGTAAATCATAAAAATTATAAATATAATCATGTGTTTTATCCCAGTCTGCGCTGGTATTTTTCACCGAAGTATAGACTGAATCCCAGTTACCAGAAGTATTTAAAACACTTGTATAAACCGAATTCCAATTACCACTTGTGTCTTTTACAGAAGTATATACGGAGTTCCAATTACCACTTGTATCTTTTACCGAAGTATAAACCGAATCCCAGTTACCAGAAGTATTTAAAACAGAAGTATAAACCGAATTCCAGTTACCGGAAGTGTCTTTTACAGAAGTATAAACAGAGTTCCAGTTACCGGAAGCGTCTTTTACAGCGGTATAAACAGAATTCCAGCTACCACTTGTTTCCTTTACTGTTGTATAAACTGAATCCCAATTACCGGATGTGTTTAGAACACTAGTATAAACAGAATCCCAGTTACCAGAAGTATCTTTTACCGAAGTATAAACCGAATCCCAATTAGCAGAAGTATTTAAAACAGAAGTATAAACCGAATTCCAGTTACCGGAAGTGTCTTTAACAGAAGTATAAACAGAGTTCCAGTTACCACTTGTATCTTTTACCGAAGTGTAAACAGAATCCCAGTTACCACTTGTATCTTTTACCGAAGTGTAAACAGAATCCCAGTTACCAGAAGTATTTAAAACACTTGTATAAACAGAGTTCCAGTTACCAGAAGTATCTTTTACGGATGTATAAACAGAGTTCCATAAATTTGAATTACCATTATTAGCATAAACAACAGAATTTGAACTTAATACACCATATACACTAACTACATTTTCATCAACACTTAATGTGAAATTACCACTTCCTACTTGTAATGTGGATAACATGACTACTGGACCTGTAACAGTTCCACCACTTAAAGGTAAGAAACTGTTATTCACATAATCATATTTGGTGTAATCAGCACTGTTTTTATTGTATGTTGTATAAACAGAGTTCCAATTACCGGATGTATTTAGAACACTACTATAAACAGAGTTCCAATTTGTGGAATTTCCTACTTTATCATATATTACATTATTTGATGTAATAGATCCATTTACTGTTAATTCTAAATTTGGTGTTTGTGTGTTTACTCCAACTTTTCCATCATTTTTTAAAATTAAAATAGTATTTCCATCATCAATAAATTTAGCAATATCATCATTACCATTTTGAGTTACTGTTAATGCTGGACCAACACCATTATTAACAACACTTAATGAACTAGTAGTATTGATAATAGTTTCTAAAACCGTAGAATTTCCCAAAATAGATAAATCTCCAGTTACAATCAAATTTCCTGTTATGCTACCACCAGTTAATGGTAAGAAATTATTCTGTACAAAATCTATAGTAGAGTATGTTGAACTGTTTTTGTTATATGTGGTGTATACCGAATCCCAATTAGCAGAAGTATTTTTTACAGAACTAAAAACCGAATCCCAATTAGCAGAAGTATTTTTTACAGAACTAAAAACCGAATCCCAATTAGCAGAAGTATTTTTTACAGAACTA